ACGTCTGCATCCATTCAACAAACGCCTTAAATTCTTTAGGAGAATGGGACGTCTCCGAATTTGAATCCAGTACCAGGTCGTAATATGTCTTTTTAGTTGTAGTTGTAACGATTCCTTGCTTGGTTTCGCATCGAGGAGTTTGAAAGTAGAGCGGGGAATCATCAAGTACGATACGCGTGAAGTGAGAGCTTCCGTTTTGCAGCACTGTAGGGGTAGTGAGACGCAACAAATCGGCCGAAAACGGCATTCCGATAATGTGTATATGTTGTCTTTCCATAATTAATTTCAATGCGTGTGAGTAAAACAAATAAAAAACATTTAATTTCTTTTATTCGTTTAATGTTTATTTTATATACGTATTCATATACAATGAAAATGATAACACATATTTATTTTGATTGGTCAAAAACGCTAGCGGTTCCTAAAACTCGCGATATTTTTATTGGCACATCTACGCTATCTATACTTTACCCCGACACGCTGTCTACGTTAAAGTATTTGAAAACCAAGGGCTACACACTGGGACTTATTTCCAATACACATAAAAACCCGGAACAGTTTATTGAAGCCCTTTCAAAGTCGGGTCTCATGCCGCTTTTCAAAGGAACCATCGCGCTTTCTAGTGACCCGAATTTATGCCCTAAAGCGTGTAAAAAAATATTCAACTACTGTTTATATGAAGACAAAGTTTCCCCTGAGCACGCGGTTATGGTAGGTGACAACTATCAGGCGGATGTATTGGGTGCACTACGTGTGGGAATGAATGCGGTTCACGTGAATCGTGATCACGAAAAGAAACGAAAATCAAATACAAACACGCCCACAACAGTGCTTACGATTCAAACCATTGGGGATCTTAAAAACTATTTTTAATTTTTATATTCTTTAAAAAGTATATAAATGTCTCTATGAATGTGATATTATAATAAAATAATAAATAATATAATGTCGAACAGGTTGGGGCTGTTGATAACTACATGTCAACATTATTTTACCAATATACCAAATGTAATAAAAGATATCGAAGAGTCTAATTTTCCAAAAGAAAACGTGTTGATCGTTTCAGGCCAAGAGAACAATAATTCGGTCTATTATAAAAATAATATCAAAGTAGTAAATGTGGAGTACACTGGGTTACATTTAACTGGTGTTATATACCTATCCGAAAATATGGATTCATTCAGACATATAAATTATTGGGTAATATTGCCGGATACTATAAAACTTGGTAAACTATTTTATGTTAATATTTTGAAACATTACATTACGTGCTTAGAAAATAAAATATACAGTTTACCATTTATATACCCGAAAATAAGACCGACTATGGATATGGGAATTATACATACTAGTCATATTTATAATATGTCGGGCTATCTACAAAAAATTAAAAGGGTACGCCCATATAGTGTAGACGACATCTTGAAATTAAAAAATCAACTTATATACGATGAAAATACTATACTTGGGTTGCCCGCTTCTATTCCGCATATTTCAACTAAATTCAATATAAAACCAGTTCATCCAAGGACATTTATAACGAATAACCCATCTGAACTAATTGAAAAACAGATCGTGGTTAATGCCAAATACGTAAACGAAGTTTATTTTGTAAATCTTGACATGTATAAATATCAACGCAATTTCAGCGGACCGAGTGCAAAATTAGTTATGGAATTATAATCTAAAAAAAATTGATTTACTTTTTAAATTCGGATCAATATGTAATGCAGTGCTTCCCTTCCAAGCTTTCCGTTCGGTATCAATATCAATATCAATATCAATAACAACAATGTTTCCAGCTCAAATTTCTTCCATGTCGGTTGTGACTATGAAGAATGTCTGGCGTCATCCGGCGTGTTCAGGAGGTGAGTATGTATCAAAACACGGGTTCCGGGTTCTTTCATCCAGTGCGCACACGGCCAATCTTATCGAAGACCTTACTCAGCTCTTTGGTACCAAGCCCTGTACAAAGCCGCCGCTATACATTTCATACCATGCGGCAGTTGCAGCAGTTCAACATACATTGTCGTGTGCATTCTTTGAATCGGCGTATCTCAACGCAGCAAATTTGATTTATTACCGTCAAGCCCGACAATGTACTGCGAGAAGTTTGTCACCGGATGCGATGATCGTCGCGAGATCAAACGTTCATTTGAAAGTCACCGAACTCAGCGCTCTACGCACCTACCAGCGTGTCAGGGTACTCGGAGGATCAATGATTACGCTACTTGCAATGAAACTGACATGCGGGGATGGAACTGTTAACCCGATAAATAGACTAGTTAACTGCAACTGTAAGGTGCTCCATACAATTATGCGACGGGCGCTGGGGTCCGAACAACGCGCGACGCATGTCGCGCGGCCCTACATACCACATGCTATGAACCATTCACAATACGTTTCACAAGATGTCATTGATGATGCGAAACTCGAAATGAAACTGAGGTATGACGACCATGCGCCAATTATGACGAAACGCTCTGAATTGTTCAACGGTCCATCGGAGTTTCACAAGGCAGAGTTTTACGCGAATAAATGCATTCGCCTGATTGAATGCGATGATGCAAAGCAAAAATGGCGCGATCTCGATGAAAAAATCCAGCGCGTTCGTCGCGGCGAACTTACCGTTTACGACGTTTTGTTCGACCTGAGCGACAATTACTGGATCTACTCGATTCACCACACGTTTTACTATGCTGTGAAAAACCAGCTTGAAGCAAATACCAAATGGCTCACGGTCCAAAACCCGCCTCTACGATCAACAACGTCAACGTCAAAGCCTGGAGTCTGGCGCAGCCCTTATTCGAGCAATTCTGGAATCGCAATCAAGACTGATTCAAAATCTTATGTACAGACGAGTCAAATGATCCATACGATGTACGCGTTCCTTCTTCGCACGCAAAAGATCTTGTCAGACAAGTTCATAAGCATATTTGGCTTTACTACTATGTTCAGAAATACCATACTCATGCGATTTCACCATCTTTCATCAAGTAGTGGAGACGAAACGTCTGCGCTCATGTTGGGACAGTTCATCCCGTGTCTCATGACTCCCGAAATTCATCTGGACATCAACGTATGCGCTCGCGGATTCCAGGACAGTAACTTTTACGTCAAAATGAGCTCTCGGCCGTTTGGAAAATTGAAAAAACGATTCAAGCACGTCATTCCTGCTCGCCATAACGGAGTGATCGACAGAACGACCTTCATGACGGCTCTATATAGCGTCTAAATGCATTAGCGTGTAAAAAAAATAAAAAAAATAAAAAGGTAAGGTAAGCAAGGTAAGTATCCCCCACCCCACCCACCCCTTTTTATTTTTATGAGGGGGACATACGTCCGTCCCCCTTAAACCCCTCTGCGCGGAAGGGTCTGAGCACTGCGTAGTGGGCGCTTGACGCCCCCTCCTTAGTATACGTTCAAACTCTTCGTGTAGGGATTTTGACGAAATGCATTCAAAATGGATGGATCGATGCGTTCGGTTCCGATATTCATGTCGTATGACTGCGGCATACTCATTTGACCGTACATATCTGCACTTGGAATCTGGGACGGGGCTTTCGATGGAACCCACAGTCGATTATTATTACGGTCGCTTTCAATCTTGGCAACTGAAACATTGGTTTCGGTACCAAGTAGCGACATACTGCCGTGATTGGTACGCGCCTCGTACGATTTATTAACATTATGCTGTTGATTGTAGGCCGCATTGTACAAGGGAACTCCGGCCCGGGTTGCGGCTCCACCCGATGTGCCCAAATACTCAACGCTCGTACTTTGGCGCTGAGTCGAGTTCAATACTTGTTCGGTTCGTCCGTTGCCGTACGATCCAACTGCAGTTCCCTGGCGGTTAATATTCAAATGGTCCATTGAACCCAGTCCAAGGGTGGTTTCTTTCACAGTGGTCGGCAGACGGTCAGCAGGGTTAAAGATGGTTCCAGCAGGTACGACGGACTCGGCATTTCCGTATAGTCGCGGGTTTCCAGTTACATTTTCTTTCCTCGACGGTCGTAGCGCGTCAATCACGGGCGCAACAATTGCGCGCACAATTCCGTAAACTCCACCCATCTCTTGATGACGAACTGAAGTGCGGTTATTGTGTGGTAAGGTATACGATTCGTGACCAAAATCGCCCTTTGTCGCTGCGTTCTTTTGGGCCTGGTACGGGTTAATCATCGGGGTTCCATCGTATTCTTGACGTTTGGTTTCCTCATACGAAGTTGGAGCGTATGTGTTATTTCCACCTACATTCGAATTCACACCATAGTACTCGGCGCTAGTAGTCGAGCGATTAACGTCTCGTTCAACTTCAGCTGCACGCAAAGTTGGCGCTTTTTCTTGGCCGGTAGTTGTCAACCATCGGTCCGGAGTGTTTACAAAATACGTATCAGGCAAATTCTTCTCGAATTTTCCCAAATGGGTGGAATTTGCATACTCTTTGATCGACGAATTCGCCGGACCTTGGTGACCGTCTAAACTGAACGTTTGTTTGGGATTGGTCAGTACGCGCAACTCGTCGACGCCACGGTCTGTCCATTTTTCTCTCGCTTCCAATGCGCTGTTGTATCCCGCACCCGCCGAACCATTGAATCCTTTATCGAGACCTGGGGCAACACGTTCCTCTTCCCACGGTTTAACATTCGATATTTTGGTAGAAGGCATCATGCGCGATTGTATAAAGTCATTGTTGTTTTGCATTCCGTGCACATTGTTCATTTGATTTTGGGGGGCAAATAACGGCGCGCGCTCCCGTTTTCGAATTTGCTGAGACCCGCTTCCCGTTTTATTATCAAAGAGGGTTTCGTACACATTGGCTCCGGTTGTAAACCCGCGCATCTTACTTCCAAAAAACGGCACCATGTTGTTATGATTAAAGTCGCTGCTGGCAACTTTACTTCCGGACAAGGAGATAAACTCGCCCGTCGACGCGTATTTATCTCCAAATTGATTCCCCTCCGTTTCTAATTTTTTGGCAAGGTCGTCATTGTAATATCGGTCCATTGCGTAGTTTGGATTATTGTATGCATTGATATCGGTTCCTACCGAAAACGATTTTTGAACCGGATAATTATCCGGCATAATATTTAAATTGGGAAGTCGCTGTCGGTTGCCCATGTTTTCATATCCCTCGTCAAGGTTGTTGTTGTTGGGTTTTGCGGCGGCTGCGGCGGCTGCAGGGGGTCCGTTTTTTTTATTATTCAACCAGGTACTGTATCCGTTGGAACTCGACGTTGAATTATTATTATTATTATCGTTGCTATTCTTATTCTTATTATTCGAGAGAATGAACGCCGATCCGATGGCTAAAATAGGAATTGCGAGTTCCATGTCTTAATGCTATATATATATATATATCTTAATGCTATATCTTTATAGAAATGAATTATTACTATTAATATTATTATTTATTAAATTAACTAACCTAAATAATGATATAATCATAACGCGAATTAAAATTAAAATTTAAAAATCTCTTATTTTCATCATGAGTTTCATCATGATTGTTTATAACCGCTTAAAATCTGACCATTTTTTGTTACAGCGCATTTAAATGTTTGTTTCGCCGGTCGTTTGCAGACTACGCTGTTGCTTTTGAGTTCGTTGAAGAATAGAAGAGACTGGTTATCGGACGAAATTATAAACGCTACAATTAGCCCCGCGGTAAACATACCAAAGAGCGTTCCGAGTACGATACCGGCCCAGCTGGTACACCTGTGCCCTAGCGGCGACGACATAAACATGTCTACTAAATATAAAACCGAAATCAGGGTAAGAAGTTCAACGTTGTATGAATCATTTTGTGACATCGGTATAAGCATGTAGACAAATGTGAATGCGATAATCGCGCTGTTTAGGTAAGGATTATACCCGGCCGAGTCGCCGTACGGAAAATCAAACATGCGACAAATTGGGTGAATGTTTGTAATGCCGTCACCGGGGCCTGCTATACTGTTTGCAATAACTATCACGCTCACGGATAGCAGCAGAATGCATCCCAAGTATAGAAACCCCTTTATGCCATAATTTCCATCAAAAAATGCGATAAGCACAAAAAATAAAACGAGGAAAAAAGGAGAGATTCTAGCACATAACTTAAGATAGTTTGAAAAAGTGGACCCTAATGCACTCATTTGGTTTAACTAATTAATTAAGTATTCTTTGTATTATTGTGTTATTATTTATTATTATTATTATTATTGTGATTATTATTATTATTTATATTTGATTATTTGATAATAATTATTCTTATTCGTATTTTTATGATGAAACCTATGAAAACCTATTAAACCTAAAAATATTTTTATTATTATTATTTAAATTAAATCATTTCATTCGTACTCATTCGTAATAATATACAACATACACATACACATACACGATGGATGAACCGCCAAGCATTATTTTTATCGTGCCATATCGTGACCGGGTGGAACATAAATATTTTTTTTCGGAATATATGAACAAGGTTGTTATGGCGGACCATGTTAAAAATAAAGACTATGCCATTTACTTTGTCGAGCAAAAAGATACGCGACCCTTTAATCGCGGAGCTATGAAAAACATTGGGTTTTTGGCCATAAAATACAAGTACCCGTTGCATTATCGCGATATTACGTTTGTATTTAACGACGTAGACACAATCCCGTACAAGAAAAACGTATTGAACTACGGAACAACGCACGGAACCATAAAACACTTTTACGGATTCACTTTTGCGCTTGGTGGAATATTTTCGATAACTGGTGCCGATTTCGAGAGAATTAGTGGATTTCCGAATTTTTGGGGGTGGGGATGCGAAGACAATTGCATTTATGACCGAGCAATTCAAACCGGAGTATATGTAGACCGAAGCACCTTTTTTAAAATTGGTGACATGAATATTTTGCAGATCTATGAAGGATCAATGCGAAATATTTGTCGAAAAGAAGCGTATTTAACAAAATTTAACAGCGTGACGGAATCATTGTTTACCATTAAAAATTTAAAATTCGATTACAGTAATAACGTTACAACTGCCGGTGACTGCGGCGTAGACGTCCATCATTTTGATATTCAAACCGACGCGTCAAGTGCGAAGATTGAATCACAAAACATAATGACGAATACTAAAATTGATATTGTACCGATTGTTAAAGAAATGTTTGGTTTGAATCTACCTACTATGAAAAGGTCACAGTCACATTCACAGCCACGGTCACAGACACAGACACAGACACAGACACAGACACAGTTGCCAGTGGCGCCTCCACAAATGCCATTAGCGCCATCTAATTTTCGAAATCGAAACGCGCATGCACGAATATACATGATGAAAAATGCGTTTACTAAATGAAGTTAAACAAAATATACAATTATTAATGATTACAGTAAGCAAGAATTATAATCATTATGGTTACTACGGTGTCTATTTTTGAACTCGCAATAGCTATGGCAGCATTTACGATATTCGTACTACTATCATGCATCCTTGCGATTACCCATCACAAAAATGACGTCTACATTAGACAAAGTAAAAAATATGCGTCGCGCTCTAACTAACTAAAAACTAAAACCCGTCTTCACCAAACGTGAACGTGGATGAGTCAATGCGTTTATCGGCCAGCGCATACTCCCCGACCCGCTTTTCGAAAAAGTTTGTTTTACCTTCGATGCTTATCATTTCCATAAAGTCGAACGGATTTGCAGAGTCGTATATTTTATCATACCCAAGCTGAACAACAAGGCGATCTGCCACAAATTCAATATACTGGTTCATAAGTTTGGAGTTCATGCCAATAAGGCGACATGGAAGCGCCTCGCAAATAAACTCTTGTTCAATGGAAACGGCTTCTTTTACAATTTCATATATTTTTTGCTTAGAAAGTTTTTTGGTCTTTGACATTTTTTTGTAGAGTAAAATTGCAAATTCGGTATGTAGAGCTTCATCGCGTGAAATCAGTTCATTGCTGAACGTGAGTCCGGGCAGTAGTCCGCGCTTTTTCATCCAATAAATTGAGCAAAATGCGCCGGAGAAGAAAATTCCTTCCACGCATGCAAATGCGACAAGTCGCGTCTGAAACGAACTGCGCTTGTCGTGGATCCATCGAATTGCCCAGTCCGCCTTTTTTTTGATACACGGAAACGTTTCAACCGCATTGAACAGCTTGTTTCGTTCTATTGTATCCGTAACATACGTGTCAATTAAAACACTGTATACCTCACTGTGAATATTTTCCATGGCAATTTGGAACCCGTAAAATGCACGCGCTTCTGCAAGTTGAACGTCGCTCATGAAACGAACCGCTAAGTTTTCTAGAACAATTCCGTCGCTTGCTGCAAAAAACGCGAGAACCATGGATATAAAATGCCGCTCGTCATTGTTTAGTTCATTTGTCCAGTGTGCCAGGTCTTTAGACAAGTCGATCTCTTCTGCGCGCCAAAAACAGTCCACCTGTTTCTTGTACATTTTCCAAATCGAATCATCCTGGAGTGGGAAAAGAACATATCTATGATCGGTCGGTCCGTCCTTAGAAGAAGTTAACGGACACGTATTATCGTCAGCCGGTTGCATAATAATGAATAAATAAGTAAACGAGTAGATATATAAATGAAGTATTTCTAAATAAGTTCTAGTAATATTTTATTTCATTACAATCGATTTTCTGGGTTTTGGAATTTTGGGGGTTTGGAATTTTGGGTTTTGGGTTGGGTGGGGGTTGGGGTGGGGGTTGGGAATCATCGCGCCTTTGTTTTTTCTGTCCATTTATCTAGTTCGAATAGAATAGCCTTTTCATCCACTTGTAATTGTTTTATGATTTTAGAAGAATGAGAAGAATGTTTTTTGGGTACGGGTCCGGGCACTACAGGATGAGTGTTGTCCTTGTCTATGGTATAAAGTGACTGTAATAAAAAATGAAAGTATTCTTGAAGGGCTCGAGCCTCGTCTTGTCTCGATTTTATATGTTCGACGTATCGGTCCAGGACTGGACGCAGTCCCGGATTTTCTTTTACTTCATGCGACAGGGTTTTTACTTTGTTTTCGATTTCATCATACAATGAATGAATAAGAGCATGCCGTTTCATATGGGCTCTATCCTCTTTTGCAATGTGCGACATGTATTATTTTTTATAGTTATTTGTTATTTATAGTTATTTGTTATTTATAATTATTTATTTAACTTTGAACTTTAGTCTATTATATTTTTTATATAAAATATAAAATATAAAATATATAACAAATTAGATAATTAAAAATAAAAAATACTTCTATTATAAATCGAATTAAAATTGAAAAGATGAATACCACAATTAGTAGATTAAGTCGTATGAGCATCGGAAATGGAACATTACGATCAGAAATAAAGGAGATTTTACAAAACACGTATGTTATGTATGCCGTTCTGATTATTGCCGTACTCAATATTATTGGATATTTAGCATTGAGAAACATGGACGCAATCTTGTTTTTCATCCTTGTATTTTTGTTATCAATTTACTTCACGCGCAATATGATTATTGTGTTGTTTATTTCGATTATTGCTACCAATTTCTATGCCGGGACTAGCGGTATGATGTCATCAGCAAGAAAGGAAGGGTTGAAAAATAAAGAGGGAGTGAAGAATAAGGCAGACGCAGATACCCCTACCACACAAGATGACCCGGATGACAGCAGTGATGATACCGACACTCCTGACGATGTTGTCGAGCCTTCTCAAAATATGACTCCAGAAGAAACAAATAAAGATAAAAAAGTTAAACAACCTGTTAAAACCGGAATGCAAAATCTGAAACCTGCAAAATTTAAACCCAGTAAAAAAGCCAATCCAGACGATGAAGACGATTCCAACGTCCCCGCTTCTGCCAGTAAAAATAATAAAAATAAACCTGCAGTTGTTGACGATGATGAGGAAGATGACGACGACGACGACGATGGATACGCCAAAATAAGCGGCTCCAAGGGTAATCGCGTAGACTACGCGCAAACACTGGGCCAAGCATATGACAATTTGCAAAACATTATTGGAAAGGATGGCGTCAAGGGACTCACCACGCAAACCAAGGACTTAATGGAACAGCAAAAAGTACTCATGAATAACATGAAAGACATGGAACCGCTTATTAAAAGCGCCCAGGGATTTATGGACCAAATCATGGGCGGTGGTGGATTGGACGGCATATCCAAACTCTTTGATGGCAAATTGTTCGGAGCAATCGCTCCAACGATAGCAGCAAATGGAAAGGCTTTACAGGGTAAAGATGTTGATGAGAAGGAGTAAAGAAATTACTCAAATGTGACCACCACTTCTACCATTTCTTTTTTTATGCAACTACTCGCCAAAATGGACAACTCCTCTCTTCGTTTTCTTGTAGATGCAGACGACAGCGATAATAGATCGTCGTCTTTACCGCCATCGGTATCATCATCGTCGACTCGTTTTGTCTGCGGCGATGATGATAAAGTTAATTCCAGTGCCATTTCTTCGTCGCGCCTGCTGCTGCTGCTGCTGCTGCTGCTGCTACCAGGCTTACGTTTAGATATACTGTTTCGACTGTTCATGTCGTGTTCGATGTCGCGATAATTGGCTTCAATATAATGAATAACTTGATTGTCAATTGCCCATTTAAAGAAATTAAGTTGCCCTACGGTTGTTTGTATATAGGAGTTGTTTAGATACGGAAAGGCAATTCGATCCCATCTGCAAAAAGGGTCGAACCGTTTTTTCGAATACGCCTTCAAGTTGAGTTTATAATCAAGGTACACCTTGAATCGTCTTTCTGGCTTGGATCCGTTTTCGGGAATAGAGTACACTGTATAATTCTTTTTAGCATAATTTGTCGAAAACCAGTCAATGATACGGAGAGAAATGGCGGATTCTCCATTGATTACATCCAACATGATTTTAAGCGGCTCGAAATCGTTTTGTTTAAAAAAAGTCAAAAGTTTTGCAGTTAACAAATCATTCTGAGTCAGTGTTTTGGGACAAGTCGTCGCACACATTGTCATAGTTAAGTTAAATTTCTATTTTTCTATTTTTATATTTGTATATGCCGAACTATAAAAAACATTTTAAATTGTTTTTTATACTTTAAGAGCTTTGATAAACGAACCGAACCGAAATGAAACAAAATACAAAACAAAATAAATAATTATAATAGTTAAGTTAGATAATAATAATTGAGGTATATAATATAAATAAATCAATAAATAAATCAATAAATGTCATTTACACGCTTTCACGATGACCCGGCTCGCATTGTTAAGAACCTTGAAATATCCACGTATGCCGGACGATATGCATTAGATTCGCCCGGAAATGGTGCAAATCCGGTTTACATGCAAGATCCACACATTCGCATGCAAAAATGGGGAGGGAATGCAATGACTGGCGCTACCGAGATTGAAAACAATTTATTCGGATTAACCCGAAACTTGAATCGCGATACGTTCGATAATTTGTATTGCGGTGCAGGTAAGGGTGTTCCGGCTGCAAGCACGACGATTCCTTCGAGAGATACTATGAACACGTACACGGATCAAAGTCGCGTCACGCATCCGGCATGGTTACTAAGGGACCAGCAACAGCATCGTCCCGACTATCCGCTGTTTGATCCGCAAGAACACATTGCAATTCCATTTCAGAATAATCTGAGCACCCGTATTTTAGAAAAGGATTATTTTGTACCAACGCTTCCTACCGCAGCCACCATGACACATTCAACTGACGCAATGAGGCAACATACCGCCGGATCAAATAGCGGGATGGGTATGCGGATGCCATAATGATAATGTTAATTGTGTTATTTGTTATTTGTTATTATTTGTCTTATTTGTGAATTAAAAATTAGAAATAATATTATTTATTATTTCTAAGTTATAGATAAGTTATAGAAGATAGAAGATAATCTAATGTCGAATTTTTCATCCCTGTATGGAAATGTTTGCAACTACAGTTTTTCAAATCGGTACAGTTCACTGTTATGGTCGAGGTTTCAACCTCCAGTGTATAATACGGCCCAGTTCACGCCCGACGAAATTGGCGAACGCAGAAAGTGTGAAATATTAAAATACAAATCAAATACAACACAAAGTACAAAAAAACAACGATTTGCCGCTGCGTCAAGGGGATCGTTGATGCGAAAAAAAGGGTTCGCAATACAAACTGATACACTGACGAATTCAAACAGTGCAAACCTGCCAGAAAGCAATGGTGTTTTAATTTGCCCATCATCCGAGAAGAAGTGTACTCTTACAAGTGAAAGCGACGTACCTGGACCGCATCGGCTACTGTGTTTGCGCGATGAAGTTCCATTATACGGTAATAATCGCGCATACGAATACAAGGCAGGCCAAGTTCTGCGATCGCGCATTCCAACTACGGCTCTAACTTCCCCAAATAATGTGGTGATTGTCGGAGGAAATAAGTCACTGGTCGTAACGTGGATGCCGCCAGACAAAGATGAAAATGGATTATACGGAGGTAGTGCATTAACCGGATACTTGGTGGCGTATTCAACCGACCGAACCAATTGGACGAATATTCCATCAACTTCTGCATCTACGGCCGGATCGCAAACGGGCTATGTTAATGCAAACACGCGTACGTACACAATAAATAACCTTAAAAATAATACGCTGTATTATGTAAAAATATATTCAGTTACCACGAGCGCCACATCAACATTTCCTGCAATCTCATACGGGAACACGTTTCTGATTCCAAGTAAACCACTGAACTTTAGTGTCAGCGGCGACACTGCAGCCACAGTTGTGACCAATCCCACCAATTTAACTAGCATTGATAAAACGAATATAATTGCAATATGGTCTCCTCCATCAAATGACGGAGGAGCGCAAATTACGTCTTACGAGGTACAATATTCCCCCAATAAAATTACCTGGACGACTATGATTGCGACGGTTGGATCCAGCGATTTAGTTTACGATTCTGTAAAAAGGGTATACACTTACCGGTTCACCGGCCCCAACGACGACGGTATGAATACGCTATCAATCGTTACAAAATCAACCTACTACGTTCGAGTACGTGCAAATAATGTTGTAACCAGCGATGGATACACGGCACCATATTCGGAAACGCTTTCTGTAAACACGTTGAATACGCCATCGTCGGTTACCGGGGTTACACTAAGTTCCGGTAACTTGGCTGGAACAATATTACTTGCATGGAACGCGCCAGTAAGTGATGGCGGGAACGAAATTCAAGCGTATACTGTGAGTTACTATAAAACAACCGATCCACTCAAACGGGTTATATCTTCTGGATCAACCACACTTACAAAATTCACGGTTTCTGGTCTTGACAGCGACAACCTGTATTACGCGTTTCTTATTTCAGCTTTAAATGGAACATACACGTCGACTCCGTATGAAATTACCGGTAGGGCAAATACGGTAGTCGGCAAACCAATAGGTCTCAAGGTTGCGGTAACGAACGGACAATTCAACCTATCGTTTGTGATTGACGATGCTGGAGGATCGACAGTGACGTCATATATTGTGCGCGTATCAACAAACACCACTACTTGGACTGGTTACGAGTACGCGGCAATAAGTACGCAATCAGTGGGTGCGATCCAGTTAAACTTAGCAACTTCTGCAATGATATCGGGTAGCGTGCGACCCGTATTCGAAACAAAAATTCCGTATTATTTTAGAGTATCTGCCAGAAATTCGCTTTTTCCAACAAAGGAGGGCGTGGTTAGTAGTCCGGATATATTAGGAAAGATTATTGTTGTCCCCAATCCGATTACAAATATCAAGATATCTCCTAAAGACGAATTAGTTACTACAATATCTCCATTAAATGGTGAGTTTATTGAAACGAAAAGGCCGTATCTTCTCCTTGAATGGTACTGGGTAAGTTTGATGGGTGGAACACAGACAACAGTGGTTAGCGATGATATTGGAGGAGACGACATATCGCATGTCGGATATATTTTGGAATATTCAGAAACAGCTGGAGATTTCAAAATATGGACTTCTTTTAATACAGCATCTAACCTGATAACGGATAGGTCACTGGCATTTACTTATATTAAACCGGATACAAATTATTATTTCAGAGTCTATGCGGTAAACAGCGCCGGTAGATCCAACGCGTCGCTTATAGAGACCGTAACTACGTAATAAGTAATAAGGTAGGTAATAAGTTTGAGTGAGTATTATGAAATACGTTTATTTTGAATATCGGATGCGACAATATAAATCGAGTTCTCCGTAACAATAATGTACTCCGTCTCCACTTTAAATATTTTAGCAATTGGACTGGTATACTCATCTGCGCTTTTCACGAGAAGCTTTTCATTATTCTCTCGAACTCCGATAATGACACTCTTGTCAAGCGAGCTGGTCCAGTAGTCCAACATGATCGGTTTATCTTCGACGATCGCCAACTTAAAAACATGTTGCATGCATAGCTGGGTAGGGATACGATACGTCTCACCGCCAGCTTGAACGGTAGTTTGTTGCGCTTGCAATTGGGAAGAAGCAGAATTAGAATTAGAATTAGAATTAGAATTAGAATTAGAATTAGAATTAGAATTAGAATTAGAAGACGAAGAAGACGCTGGTAGACTGGGTGGAGGCGGCATCAGAATTGGTTGGTTAGTTGTTAGTTATTTATGTTGTATTAAATGTATTTTTATAGTATAACATTTTTTTAATCTTTAAATACTTATTTACAGAATAAAAAATTTTATTTTCGCATTCGCGTGTTTATATTTCATATTTCATTTCATTTCATTTCACTGTATGATTGATTTAGAATCCCATATTATACGTCTCGCTCACTGAACCTAAATTCTTTGGAGTTGCACCGACCCCATTTGATCCGGCGATTTCTAGTTTTGTCGTAGTGCACATTTCGCCAACAACCTCGTCTGCAACCAGTAGCGTTTTGTTTACCGCATCGTCTTCGTACTGAACGGTGTCTAGCGAACTCTGAATGTGCGCGTCGTCTTCTACCGGCAACTTCGTTTCATTGACAGATTGGATGGGCTGGATGGATCTCAAATTGAGTAGCACATTAAAACTGCTTGTGCCATAATACCCCTCTTGACCGCACATGACGTTGGACGACACGCCGCGAAGGTTGTCCACTTCCGCGTGACGCGCCGCCTTTAGAAACATCTCGGGCGTTTCTTCAAACGACGCTTTTGCAATTGGGCCAATATTGTCGCTGTTGATCCCATGGCGGAAGATAGAAATCATGCGCTCGTTCGCAGTCATACGGTCGCATAGCACGCTCAAATGGTGGTAGTTAATATATGTGTCGTCGAAACTCTCTACCAGCTCATTCATAATCGCAACTCGAGCCGCTTCAATTCCGAGCACCCTGTAAATCTCCTGAATGTCATTTGAAATCGTGCGAGTTGTGTCAATCGTATCCAGCGCGAGAACCTGCATCAGGTTGGTTCCCATTGTATCCATGACCCAAATGTCGCTCTTTACATAGTTTCCCTCGACGCGGCGCATAACGCCGGGCACTTTTCGCATCACGATGCCGCCAATGCCTTTCACACCTCGAAGCACAATATTGTTCAACAACTGGTCTCGAAATGTCTTCAACACATAAATATGATCCGACTGGTCTAGCGACGACTGTTTGGATGCAGCGGCTGTCGAGGTCGTTTCAAATCCCATTCCACCCGATGCCAATGCCGACGCAGATCCAGATCCAGATCCAGATCCAGATCCAGATCCAGACGCCTTCTTGATCATATTTTCCAGTCGAATGCGGAATACCAATTTATCGGCGTTATAGTCGCTGAAAACGCACGAAACTGTGTCGCCGTATGCGTTTTTGATGGCATAATTCACATCGTTCATCGTAATTCGTTTATCCAACATGGAGCGTACGTCCATTTCAAGGCGAACAACCCATTTACTAATATCGCTTGATGACGACGACGACGACGACGCAGATCCACTCTCGGCCCCTTCACCGTTCGACTCCGCGTGACATTCTGCAATCATTTTTTCGAATTCGTTATATTGCCGAAGGGTAAGATCGTCTTCTTCCACGATAGTTCGTTTAGGATTTGGGTCAAAGCGAATTTCAACCGACGACACGATTTCAACCAGGCGGGTGTGTTCAATAAACGGAATAAGATCCTGAACCCGTTCTTTATCCATTTCATCATCGAGTTTGGCATAAATGGTGACCGACGTGTTTTTCGGGTTGTCGGATAACGAAAGGATTTCTTCAATGCGCGGCACACCGCGAGTTACATTGGCCTTGCTGGCAACACCGGCATTATGAAACGTGTTCAGCGTCAACTGGGTGGTGGGTTCGCCAATACTCTGGGCGGCAATCATGCCAACCATTTCACCGGGTGCAACAAGTGCACGCTTATACTGGACAACGATGGTCTCGAGCAGGATTGTCAGCGCGCGTTTGTTGAATCGCTTCACCATAAGTAAATCGCGAGGACTCAAGTGGTAGAAATACATGGCTCGGAACAGTTGTGTCGGCCGAGAATACGTGATCGATTCCAGCTTGGAATACGCTTCGTCTACCATTTTAAACGCTTCCAGCGGGGTGATATCCACCATCGAATTCTTGTTGAACATGTTCATTCCTTGAATATTCGAAATAACGTACTGGATTCCAACCGGCAGGTGAACGCGACTTTCGTGCCTATTTCGAAAGACATTCTCGACAATTTCATCGCGAACCTTCATGAGATGCTGTGTCATTCGTTTCGAATACGTGTTCAATTCAGTAACTTGCGTTTTCATTCTGCGAATCGCGCTGCTCGTGAAGATGGTCTGAAACGCGTTATCGGTCCCACCTCCCGCAGCTTCTACTCCCGCATCCTGCGCAGATGTTGGAAAGCTGTAGTGCGCATAAAACTCTTCCGTACACATTTCAAGGAACGGTACCGTGGCTCGTTCCACTTTGATCGTGTCGATACCGTCGTCGCCGTATGTGAATTGCACGATTCGGCCTTTGCTGTTTCGGACCGTCATGTCGTAGAATACCATGAGATCTTCCAGACCCTTCACGAGACGACGCTGAATGTAGCCTGTGGAAGATGTTTTGACGGCAGTATCAATAAGACCAATCCTACCAGCCATGGCGTGAAAGAACAACTCTTCGGGACGAAGCCCTGAAATGAAGGAGTTGTCAATAAACCCTCTTGCGCTCGGACTGTCGTCAAATTTAGTGAAATGTGGCAGTGTTCTCCCATCCAACCCGTAAGGAATTCGGCCTCCTTCAATGGACTGCTGGCCAAGGCATGAAATCATTTGAGAAATGTTGATCTGTGTGCCCTTTGACCCGCACTTTACAATGGTGCCAAAACGGTTATCCTTATTAAGCGTGTTCATGACAATCTTTTCACATTCGCTTGTGGCATTGTTTAAAAGATTGGTAATTTTGGTCTCGAATTCTTTTGAGTTGCTTCGACCTGTCTTATTTTCGAATATTCCCAAATGCACTTGGTCGATAATGTTCTTCACTTCCGCTTTTTTCAGATTTTTCGTATCGGCCACATTTTTCACAGTGCTTGGATTGGACATCAGGTCGCTAATTCCCACACTGTATGCAGTGAGCTTCATGTATTCCGTAACGATGTTTTGCAAGTTATCGATAAAGTCGGCTGAAGCGGTGTTTCCAAAGTCGTTACAAATGCGCTGAATGAGACCGTTTCCACCTGATGCAAGGACGCTTTTTTCGATTTGGCCTCTCAGGTACTGCCCGTCCTTTATTTCAACAATCCGATTGGAACTGTCGGCCTTATCCTGCTCGTCACTGTAATGGCCGTTTTTGAAGCGCATTGAAAGCGGCGGCATAATTTGAGAGAGCAGCTGGAAATTCGTAATCTTGTTTTTGGAGCCATCGCCTGATCGGTTGAATTTAAACAAGTTGCCGTTGATTTTGCTATACCCGACCAAAAGACCCATCGCCTTCAACGGATCAAAGTCCACCTTTTCACGGGTAAACAAGTAACTTCCCAGCAACGAGTCCTGGAAAATTCCAATGATCGATTCGTTTTTGGCGGGGCTAATTATTTGGTACGGTACTGCCGCCAAATGCCGCAACTCCAGCTCGGATTCCTCGTCTTGGGGCATGTGCATATTCATTTCATCGCCATCAAAATCGGCATTGTAGGGCTTCGTGTCGCCAACATTCATTCGAAACGTGTCGCCGGTATGCATGATCCGAACGATGTGACACATCATGCTCATACGATGCAAAGATGGCTGGCGGTTAAAGAGGATGGCGTCACCGTCCATCATGTGGCGATGCACAATGTCTCCGTTTTCGAGCGTGATGTTGGAAACGTCAGCGTAGCGAAGAGAAATGGACTGCCCGTTTGTTTTTTCCAGTATTTTTGCACCCGGATAAATTTCTGATCGATTCTTTACAAGCGCCATAAGAAAGTCGCGATTCATATCGTTAACAACAACGGGTTTTGTAATATTTTTCGCGATTCGAACCGGAATGCCAAGTTCGCGAATGGAAATATTTGGATCGGGCGTAATTACCGACCTCGCCGAAAAGTCAACACGTTTTCCCATGAGATTACCTCGAACGCGTCCACCCTTACCATTCAGGCGCTCTTGAATGGATTTGAGAGGACGACCTGATCGCTGGGCAGCGGGACCAACTCCTGGAATATTATTGTTCACTTGCGTTGCAACATAGTATTGTAAAAGCGTATGCCATCCATCGACTACACTCGGATCGGCTGGCTTGTCTCCCGCATTTGCTGCCCCCCTTCTAAGCTGCTCGGCCAAACTGTCGTTTGTTTTTATAATATCTACCAGAATGTGCGTGATATCATCTTCGCTGCGCTGTTGCCCATCCATCCGTATCGACGGGCGAACTGCCGGGGGCGGAATTGCGAGCACTTGACAGATCATCCATTCGGGACGAGAAAATTGGGGACTGAACCCCATGAACTCGACATCCTGGTTTGATATACGCTTAAATATTCGAATTACCATTTCCGGAGTCACCTTCATATTCAACCTACCTGTTCCGTTTCCGTATCCTGCGCCTGAGCCACCTTCGGTATCCGGTTCGGGCGCAGATGATCCCGGTGACACCTTGGTCCATTCTGCAAATATATTTGCGAGTCCGTCCTTTCTGTACTTTTTATCCGGCTGCAAACAACCGCACCCGTCTTCCGTTTCTTTTCCGCACCGAGTGACCTTGCTTGCCAACTGGTATACGTGAGTCCACCGTTCGTCCGGGCGCAAGCTCATAAGTTCGCGGTGGAGATTTTTATCAATAAGCAGCTTGCTGCATTTCATACAAACGCATCTGAGAATTTTCAAAACGGTGGATAAATATTGAATATAGAATACCGGCCTCGCCAGACGAATGTGACCAAAATAGCCGGGCGTCATCATGTAATCCATTCCGTCCGTTGGACAAATCAGTCCTGGGTCGAGGACACCCATGCGCGGATCAAACAGGCCGCCGTGACACGGCCGATTGTTGGCGTACATGTCCTTGGATGTTACCTCGACCACCGACCCTCGTGTAATTTCTTCGGGGGATAATATACTGAATTGAATGCCCAAAATTTTAGAAACCTGAGGAGGCCCTGACTTGTGTTGCGTATTGCGTCGAAACATTGTTTTCTCTAAAGATATAGACTATAGACTATAGGTAGACTAGATAAGTTGCTATGATTGTTTTATATCAAAATCAAAATAATATCAATTTTATCTTTTTATCTATTAATTTAATTTCGTTTATTTATTTTATTTATTTTATTTATTATTTTTATTTTATTACTTTCCATCGATTAACTGTTTAAAGTTATAAAGATATACCCATACAATTACAATACATTATGCAAAACCTTTTGACAATTGTTATTTTCTGCATTGTTCTCTTTTTTTATTTGCACATTTATTTTCACATAAAAACAAGCGACGATTTGGAAGTTTACGAAATATGCAATCCGTCAAAAGATAAACTAGAAGAAATATGCGACTTGCGACAACCAGTGATATTTGATTACGCTGCAGGACCCGAGTTCAATGGAGGTGGTGAACTAGGGGAAGAAATGTGCATGTTTCGCAACAACGTTGACTTGGAAATTGTAAAACAAAGTTATGGCGCGTTTGATGTAAAAGTTAAGAACATAAAGGATAGCCAGCAACCCGATTCTGAACCGTATATTCCACTGACACTTGCGTCTGCGCACCGACTTATGAAATCGGACACGGCTTCTAAAATTATAAGCGAGAAAAATATCGATTTTTTAGAGGAAACTGGATTGGTTAAGCAGTTTCAATACAGCGACGAATTTTTGCGACCGCATATGGTGTCCAACTGTGACTATGACTATACCTTTGCATCCGAAGGGGTAGAAACCCCGTTGCAGTACAGCTGCTGCTACCGCAATTACTTCATGCCCATTCGAGGAAAAGCCAGCATTGTATTAATACCGCCCAAGTCTACAAAATACTTGTACGCGAAAACGGATTATGAAACGTTTGAATTCTTGTCGCCAGTTTCTCCGTGGAATGTGCAGGACCGGTACAAAGCCGATTACGCCAAAATAAAAACGCTCCAGGTTGAACTTGTACCCGGAAAGATTATTTTCATACCGGCGTACTGGTGGTATAGTATAAAATACGCGAATGACACCGCCGTTTGCGTATTTAAATATCGAACGTATATGAACACGATCGCTATCATGCCGTCTTTGTTTTTGCACTTTTTACAGCGCCAAAACATCAAACGAAGTACCGTGAAACAAGTGAACGCCGAGGTAAAATCCTTGCCTCCTCCTCCTGCAGGGGGGTGTCAAGCACCCACTACGCAGTGCTTAAACCCACTCATCGTAAAGGAGGGGTACGGGGAACCTTTGGTTCCCTGGACATCATCATCGCCAATAGCAGCAGAAGTCGAAATAAATGATCCAAGTCCGTCTCAGAATGATACTATTAATAATATTATGTCGGGTCCAGTTCCGGTTCCGGGTCCACTAGAGGAACGCCAACAGGAACCAGGAACGTTCGATTCGTTTCAATTTACAGAGCCGTTTTCAAAATAAGTTCTATGTCGTGAATAAGTTCATCGATGGACGAGGTTCGTTCTGAAGGAGAGCAGAGCGTTTTTTTAAATATGGGATAAAACGGATGTGATTTTATTTCCGACGCATACTCTTGCTGGCATTCGTTGATATATCCATCTGTCTCAAATGTATCGCTTGGATATTCCTCGTACGTATTATAAATATCATGGTATGCGGTTACCGTGTACAGTATCAATCCCCACGACCAAATGTCATGTTGTTTGTTTACAGGACACCAGTTATATTCCGAATCAGAATTAGAAACGGATTTTGAGTTAGGATCATCATATGTGTCGGGGCTTGTTTTTATATTTTTAGTTTCCGGTGCGCAGAATGGCCGCGTTCCGCCACTCCCTTCGTCCTTTTCATGGTACCCGCACATTCCAAAGTCAATCAAGTATATGCTTGGAATATCGCACGGGTTACGCGTCTTACCAGTAACATCCACTTTTAAGAACTTTCTCCACTTAGTAAATGCGTCATTACCGTCAACCTCCGCATTCTCTCCTTCTTCTTCTTCATACGTTACCAGCAAATTGTCGGGTTTTATATCGCCATGCACCAGTCCGACATCGTGACAGTATTTAATAGATCGAGCTAAACTCAGCATCATGCTTCCTATCACGTAGTCATGGTTTTTAGGATTGAACTGCGCGGCAGTATACCATTTATGAAAAACCACAGAGTATTTCAAAACGGGCTGCACCTCAATGCACATAAGGTCCTTGCGATCTACATTAATGTTTATTTTATCAAATACGTCGTACAGTGTTAAAAAATGAGATGATGTAGGTTTCGTTGTTGTTTCTGATCCTCTATCTGAATCTGAAGAGGAATTGCAGTCGCTCGTTCGTTTATTGTATTCTTTGTTTTCAAAGAACGAATACCATATTGGCGTAACGACCTTACTCATCTTATTTATTCCCCTAGACGGCATGTCATTATAGATCTTCGACTCGTGCATATCATTGAATACTGAATATTTAATAATGAACATATCTTCAAATTTAAAAACCCCAGTTTTTTGACGGGAATTGTATGTTTTCATTGTTTTGCAAACAAACGCGTGTTTTTTCAAAATAAACAGAAATGCCATGGTATTTATAAAATCAAAACAAACACGTTTCTCATACTGTGTAAATGGATCGGACTTGGAATATTGTATTGTGTTCTCGGAGTGGTATCGGGTTACGCGGAGCGGCAAGTCGTCTGAACGGTTTTTATCGGTATACAGGTAGTTATATAAGCGTATTCCGCAAAGGCTGAACAGCAGTGTACCTGCGATATGAATAAATCCCTCGTACATGGCCACCATATCTTGTTTAGAAGTATTTTCAATGCAGTTATTTAAATCAATCTCGGTTGCAGCCATTATCAATGAACTAAATAACAATGAATGAAGTTAATTAGCGTGAGTCGAATAATTGTATTAAAATCGGTTTAAATACAATTGATATAATATTTATTTTTTGATTAAGTTATTACATTAAATTACTTCGGCCAGCAGCACAAGGACTAATGGCCCTAAATCGGAATACCGCGGGTGTTCAACACGGAAGGGGAGGCAACAGGTGCAGCAGCAGGTGCACCAGTCGACTTTACACATCTTTTAGTATCGTTGTTCCAAACCGTGTCCGTCTCGGTACAACAAGATGGACCTACGCACAAAAATGGATTTTCCATCTTGTTTAAATCCGCCAAATTTGTATTTGTCGTCTTCGTCACATTTACGGCATAGGGGTTGAACGGGTAATCGTACTGGTCAAAGTTAAAGCTGTTGCGTCGGTTCAGGTCCATCACCTTACGAGCAACTGCGATAACTCCGGCGGCGATAATTAGCATGAAAAGCCCGGTTGCTATCAAATTTGGAATGAACCCTTTTTTCAAAAGAACTGAAATCACGAGTACTGGTACGCATGTTAAGATAATAATCTTCATAATGTCCGTTTGAAATTCATATTTTTTCCCATAATAGTTGTTGATTTCAACAAGCCGCATCTTGTTCGATTTTTCTTGTTGCAGGCCGTCCAGCGTATTCGATGAGTTTTCAATTTGGTCGCGTATTACATTCACGGCAACGCTGTTTTGAACAAGGGCGTTACGCCTTTCGGAAGCAACCGTTTCAAGCTGGCTTGAAAAATCGTTCATATTGTTATATAAATCTCCTCGCGCTTTTGCGAGATCATTAATTTGCGCAACAATTTCAGATCTTTGGTCTGCATCCATCGCAGTATTCAATTTACCCAAAAGCTGTTTTTCGATCGCTTGAATTCTAGAGATATTATTTATAATTCCTTGTTGTCTGGCGTTCATACCGCTAGCGGCCGAGGTTCCGGTTGTAGTATCTTGTTTTTTATAAAGAATCGGCATTCCTGCACTTCCGGCGGTAGCAATGTCATTTGTTGCAGTCACGGTTGACCCGGCGCTAATCTTAAAGCCATTTCGTGTTTGCTCAATTTGATCCGGTCCAAATTTGAACATTTCACTTCCTGCAGTTGAGCTGCTGCTGCTGATTGTAAAATCATAATCCCTAGAGTCAGTGTTTGCCGGAATCGGGGCAGTACCGATAGTAAACATTAGTTTCGAATTTGAACCGGTAAGCAGACCAAATGTGCTAGTGGTAGCTGCGATAAGACCGGTGATAACGGGGGTTGAGGTAGTACCGGTGCTTGTCCTCTGGGTAATGTTTATTTTTACAGGTACGGCGGCGTCGTCAGTTGTTGCGGGGGTGGTGGCGGGCTTTGCAAAATAGCCTCTCGGAAACTCGAATATTAACATATTTCCGCTCGCAATGGGAACACTTGTTCGAAACGAACCTGAAATGGACATTACACCATCACCTGCAGTTGGTGCATTTCCACTTGTACTCGTAAAAATTTGGGGGGTCATAACGTTATAAATATAACCAGGTGGAAGACCTTCGACGACCCGAGGTATCATACTGTTAAAAATAATTACGGCAATAAGAACCCCAAACAAAATTTTATCGTTTGATTGAATTTTTCGAAATTCCGCCATCGTAAAGCGAAGAACCATTTGTATATTATATATTAATTATTAATTATTATTAAAATACTATATTATTATTTATTTTGTCGTATCTAAGCTAAATGTTTTATTTATTTATTTATCTCTTTATTTATTTACTACCAAACACTATTTAAATAAAATACAATAACGACTACCATAACAACTAACTTCTAGAAACGTATATTATTATTATTATATGAGTAATACGGCTTTATCGTCTGCTAGGCGAAGACGAACCGGTCCACCACCCTCAATGCCTTCTAGTATGCTGCCACAGCAGCAGCAGCAGCAGCAACAACAATCCATTCAGCAAGCGCAAATGCAGCGCTTAGCCGAGTTGCAAAGACAGCGACAACTGCAAGAGCAGCAACAACAACAGCAGCAACAACAACAGCAGCAACAACAACAACAACAGTCGCCCATGAACCCTTATACCCAGCGCTTACAACAACAACAACAACAACAAAGACCCATTCAACCCGTTCCTCAAATTGTTAAAGCCGACACTCCGGTTCCGCCGGGATTTGTTAAACTTCTATCTCCAACTGGAGTTTATCGGTTGGAGTCGGTTGAAACCGGCAGTATAAATTTTCCATTCGCGGAACCGCATCTTGCGCCTACGATCATACTTAGAAATCACGATTTTGATATTATGAAGCTGCAAGGATATCACAATGATATTTCTAACCAGCTCGCGCATTTAACAACGATGGTTACACGAAGTGCGGGAGGGGCGACTGTAAACCCGCATTCCGATGATATACCTGACGGCGATGATGGTAATGGTGGTCAGGGTGATGAATTGGGAATGGATACGGAAGAACATGAAATCGTGTTTGACGAAGCAATTATTTACAAAATTACCGAAAATCGGACATTTATTGCAAATGCCGTGAGTCACATTATGCAAAATACCAACCTTGCCGAACTGGTCACGGAAGTAAACGCGGTTAAGACCGAGAATCGCGAACTTCGATCCATTTTAAACTCGCAGCACGAGATGATGAATGGCATGAATGCCCTGTTGTTCACATTATTGAACAAAATGCACAGCCCTAAGGATGATGTTGATGTTGCAACAAATATTTTGACTCTTGACCAGCGCGATCATGAAAATAAAACGAAAAATGAACAACCACAAGAATCGGGCGCAGAAATAACATTAGAACCGGTAACAAGCGCGAGCGCAGAAGTAACACTGGAAGTAGCAAGCGAAGCAGTAACAAGCGAAGAAGCAGTCGCAAGCGTAGAAGCAGTCGCAAGCGTAGAAGCAGTAGCAAGCGTAGAAGCAGTCGCAAGCGTAGAAGCAGTCGCAAGCGTAGAAGCAGTCGCAAGCGAAGCAGTAGCAAGCGAAGCAGTAGCAAGCGCAGAAGTAGTCGCAGAAGTAGTCGCAGAACCAGTAGCAGGAGAAGAGTCCTCGTTGCCTGCTATACAAGAATGAATAGAAATAAAACGCACGCAACATAATGAATAAGAAAAAACAGTTATTAGTTTTAATTTTAATTAAAGATACAAAATGCATTTTTAGTTAAAATAAATAAAGTAAGGACATATAGTAACATAAACATAACATATAATAAACATCCGTGAATATAAAATGTCGGGACAAATGGACGATGATCTTGCAAATACGATTTATAATTTAAATTCGATGATAGATACTGCGAATACAACAATTAGTACATTAGTAGGTAGTCAAACAACAACCACAGATCAATCTAACAAATTCGATGAAGCATACTTATGCGTACAACCTGGAAACGTTAAATGTGACAAGGATAATTTTGATAAGGCGTTTTTCAATTACGTTATGGCTCTTGACTGCAGCGGAGGTACTAAAATTTATCAAGATGGTTCTACTGGCAAATGCAGTCATGACAAAGTAATCAATAAAGTATACAACCAAGAAGGCGCCGATTTATTGGAAGAAACAATCGAACCAAAATTAACCAGCATGATGAACGAATTGACAGATTTACTTACGGTTGCAAATGAACAGGAAAAATACTATAACCATCTAGACGATTTAGCAGATAAGTATTCGGAAGCAACCGAAGTACTTGGCGGAAGGGTTGATAAAACCGTTTCAAAATTGAAAACGGAACATCGGCGTACATTTTATGAAAATCAGCAAATGGACCTTATTTCCTATGTAACAAAATTTTTAACATTTTTTTATTGGCTTTCGGTTTTCGCATGGGTTATCATCATCATCTACAGAACAAGGTACATGGATTATACGAATATCGGATTAACTGCGGCATTTGTGGTATTTCCATTCGTCGCCGATATCCTTATCGTTTGGTCATTTCAAATTATTATGGCGATATACGACAAGTTACCAACTGACGCGTACTTGGATATGAGGCGAGACCGTTAGGCACTATATTTGGTTTTAAGATCATTGTATTTGGCTGTTAGAGTAGTTATTTTATCATCAACGGCTGCTTTTTCCGCGTCGGTTGCAGCCTTCTTAGCATTCAAATCTCTTATTTTAGCGGTCAAGTTAGTATCACCGGTTCCGGATACTACTAACTTTAGTTCATCTTCATATTGTTTTATTTTAGCAGTTATCAATTCAAGTTCTTTCTTAAAATCTTCAGATTTTTGTTTCGCCTCTTCTAGTTCTTTTTTTTTATCTGTTAAATCCTCGGTGAGCTTTTTCAGATCATCTTCTCGCTCGTCGGGCGCTACATTTATGTCGTTCTTGTTTAAATTAACTGCATCTTGTATCGCCTTTACCTCATTCTGTCGTTTAGCATATTCATTCTCTTTATTTCGTTGAGAAAGCACTTTAACTTGTTTGACGGTCTCGGCTTTCAGGTTTGCAAGCGCAGCTTCCATTGTTTCTTGCATTTTCTCTTCGATGATGACCCGAAGAAGTTTTATACCCGTATAAAAATCGCGCTCGCACCCCAAGTATAGTTGAACAATAATATCACGCGTCTGGTTTACAAGCTGGTTAAGCATTTCATTCGAAAGTGCGGGATGTATTGTTATTTTGGCTTGGTTTGATGTGGCGTCGTTCTTTACAACTAAAAACAGTTTGTCAACAATTTCAAGCAACCTGGCTTTGAATTTATCGGCATTTCCAGTCATGGTTCTAATATGCGCTGCATAATTGGAAAACGATCCCGTTTTTTTCACCCGCAAATTGGTAGTTGTATTTGTCGCCATTACGCCCGACATATTCGCCCCCTCTTCCCGGATGCTTTTTTCTTTTATTTCCGCACGCAGTTTAATACGCTCAAGTTCACGGTTGTTTTCTTCTATAATTCGAGCCATTGGGTTTTGTTCGCGGTCCTGATACAGGTATTCTTGCCTGCGCCGCTGTTCTTCTTGTTGTTGTTGCTGTTGCTGCCGCTGTTGCTGCTGTAATTGCTCCTGTTGAAGTATCTCGCTGCTTCGATCCGGTTTCTGTTTAGGTCCGCATTCAGAAAACCGGCTTGAAAGTGCGGCAATATTGATATCCGAAAATGATTTAATTTCGCTGGGTTTGGATGTTTTGCCGGTAAACGCCTCGTATAAACTTTCCAAATCGTTCTCATACTTGACTTGCATTGCCCCGCTACGTCGGTTGAACGTGCCGGTTGTTTCATCGTACTCGTCGTTATATAGCACTTCTAATGCTGAAAACCCCGGCGCGGCATATAAAGTTGAACTGTTGGAATACAGCGAACAAACCGTTGGTTGTATGTTCACAGCGTCAACATCCCCTTTTTTTTCTAGAATCGAATTTTTAAGCGCGTTAATTCGAGCGTTGCAAAATTCAGTTCCTTGTCCTTGTCCTTGTCCTGATTCTGACCAGTTGGGGTAGACGGTAGTTATAATTGACGCGAACAAGTGCGCAATTCGAACATAAAATCGCGCAATTTGTTTGCACATGCGATTTTTTTTATCTTTTGTATTGGCTTCCAATCGAGCCAGTTCGTTTTTAGAAATGTAAAAAAATGTGTCAGTTTTTGCTAAAGTTTTTATTTCCTTTGTGGTAAACCGCGTGGCTAAAATATCTTTTGTGAGAATTGTCAAATCGTCACAATACTTTTCATTCACGAGCATTTTTAAACCTCTAAAATCATTGGTAGTGATATATTGAGTTGCAATTAAATCCAGTGTTTCTTTAAACCGTTTCGTTATTTCTTTACTTCCGCTAAGCGAGGGTGTTGTTTCAGACGATACTCCGTTTCCCATGATGTATAATGAACTTTTAGTTATTTCTTTGTTTGTTTATTTATTGTTTATTTTATTTGACTTTAATTATTATGCGTATTTATATTTAATTTAAAATTGATTGAGTTTGAAATTAAATTTAAACATTAGTATCCATGGTATAAGAACGAAGATCGAATGACTGCTTTAGAAGTATCTCCCGTCCACCTGCACAGCAATGGCCATGGCCACAGTCATGGCGGTACCAGAAAAAATGCAACAAATATAAATACATCAACGTCCAATGACGCCGTTTCAAGCAGTGGAAGTGGTAATAGCAATAGCAATAGCAATAGCAGTGGCTCGATTTCTAGGCGTCGAAAGCTGCACTTGCAGCAGCGCGATATGTGGTCTAAAGTAGAAAGCAATTTCGTATCCGACGATGTAAAACAGATTATGATTCTACCAGATTCGGATAATGTTGCCGAAAATGATGATGTTACCGGACACGATGTTACTGAAATACCCATTATCGAGTTTGACGGTACGCCGCGAAGCCGCGAGTTTTGCGACGCGTGCGGGTTTTCGGTTTCAATTACCGATGAAGGGTTTACCGCGTGTTCCAATCCCAAGTGCAGTATCATTTACAAGGACGTGCTCGATCATAGCGCCGAGTGGAGGTTTTATAATGCGGACGGCGGACAAATGAGCGATCCGACCCGGTGCGGAATGCCGGTGAATCCGCTTTTGGCCGAGTCGTCGTACGGGTGCCGCGTATTGTGCGACGGTCCGAGCTCTTACGAGATGCGTAAAATCCGCAGATACTCGGAATGGCAAGCAATGCCGTACCGCGAAAAAGCCAGGTACGATGAGTTCCAGCGTATTACGACGGTCGCGCATAATAACGATATTCCGAAAATCATCACGGATGAAGCGTTGCGCCATCATAAGCGCGTATCCGAGCATAAAACATTCCGAGGACTGAATCGCGACGGCGTGATTGCGGCATCCGTGTACGTGGCGTGCCGAATTCACAACTGTCCGCGCACGGCCAAAGAAATTGCGAGTATATTTTCGCTGGATATCACGAGCGCCACTCGCGGGTGCAAAAACGCGCTGGTGATCATTAACGAAATCGAGTCAGATATGACGAATTCGGACAAAACGACGTTCTGTAAAACGACCCCGAACTCGTTCATTGAACGCTATTGCAGCAAGTTGAGCATGAATGCCGAACTTACACAGTTGTGCCTGTTTGTAGCATCGCGAATCGAAAAAAACCAACTCATTCCCGAAAATACACCGCACTCGATTGCGGCGGGTATCGTGTACTTTATTGCCCAGACGTGCGCGTTAAATATAAGCAAACGCGATGTCAACCGCGTCAGTGAAATCAGCGAAGTGACGATCAACAAATGTTTCAAAAAACTGGACGCACATTTAGAAACGCTTATTCCCAAATCGGTGATTTCAAAATATCGGACTACGCTACCTTAGACATACGTTGCATTTAGCATTCGATTAAAATATGTATAATATAATATAAGTAACTGTACCCGAAATTTAAATTATTATAAAAAGTATTATATACTATAAAAACTAATAAATAATATGAGAGCATCAGCAGCAAAAGCAGCTAGCGGCGGATACACAGCGACCTGGATACTTTTATCACATTCGGGTACATTAGAGAACCAAACACGTAGTACTGAAAATCCTGATGCACCACTTTTAAGAAGCGCTGCCGCGCATGCGAAACCTCCCGGTAATTGGAAATGTTATCACCCTCCTGGCGATGAACTTACTTCTGTACTTTCAAATGCCATATCACCCGACGATAGTACTGTTACAAATTTCGGTATGACACTAACCGTTGCCCACAATGTTGCATGTAACACAGGTCCTGATGATAATAAGAAAGATATGTTTCATAAAATTGTCCATGACTTAACAACACTTGATACGCTAGCTAAAGTGAAATATGAAAAAGGAGGACAAGTGGTATTAAACCCTATACAAGATAAAACTATATTTATGCACCCAATGCCGACAGACGCACACGGTACAAAACATGACGAAACGTCTACTGGGAGAAATTCGCGTACTGCTGCAGGGCTTATTGATTATTTCCCTGGTCTAGGGCTATATTTACTTGAAGTGTATGATACGGATACAGGGAGACCAGTACATGAGTCTCGACTAGACCCTTTATTGGTCCCCTATATTTTAGGCAGGCGTTGTAATGATAGTATCCATGCAATTACTGCAAAACCACCCCATAGAGCCGGAATATCACGGGGGTTATTCGATACATTACGCGAAAATGGTTTGCCTCAATATTATCTTGATGGAAGATTTAGGAGCGAAACACCATCTGCCAAAAACCATGTTAGCGATTTTGAAATATTTCGTGGTAAAAATAGTATAGATATTCAAACCATTATGTCTAATAACTGTTCACTTGTGGGCGAAGACGAATACAATTTGGTTATGATGCACTATGCGGCTGGAGTAGCGACAAAACGCATTCCTCTTTTTGAACTTAAAAAAGTATGTAAACTACTTTCACCGCCAGGAACACTTAATTTTGAATTGTTCGATATAGGGTGCAGAGACCCCTATCCTAATCCACCTCCACTTTTTTCCGTTTCGACCGCAACTTGGCCCCCATATAAATATAGTGATGATACTACAGGATCGACAGTGTCAATAAGTACTTTCCCTGGAGATCTAAACACGCCACCAGATTCACCAAAAGCACTAAGAGGACGTAGAATACATGGACCACCACGATTTATTGGACCGCATCCCCTTACTTCGCGACAACAAGATGCGCAACAAGCTGCGCAACAACAAGCTGCACAACAACAAGCTGCGCAACAACAAGCTGCGCAACAACAAGCTGCACCACAAGGTAAACGGGGCAGATCATCACGATCGCCACCACAAGGTAAACGGGGCAGATCATCACGATCGCCACCACCTCCACACGGAGGTAAAAAAACTAAAACAAGAAGGGTCAAACGAAACAAGTCCCTAATTGTGCAGAATAAATCTAGGTTTAGGCGTACTCGTCGACGCGTGATAAAAAGAAAAAATAATTAACAAAAAATAATTAACAAATAATAAAAAATAAAAAATAAACAAATAATAAAAAAGGGACACCCCTGTCCCTGTGTCTGTCCCTGTGTAGTATTATTTATTTTTTATTTTTTTTACCTTTTATTTTGCTTTTAGTTCGTCAGTGCAAACCATGATGATTTTTTGAATGTATGGGCCGGTGAAGTCGAGTGTGTCCAGTACACTTCCTCCAAACACGTTTGTGCATATTTGTGCAACTCGGCCAGTTCCGACAACGTACTGAGAAGGTCCCGGTACGCCTGCGTCTCGTCAATCGCTTGCTTGCTGACCCGTTCAAAATACGAGCCCAGGTCGGTCATTTGTCTTTGTGCGCGGTACAAGATATCCGCCGCAGCATTTTGAATCGCGACAAGCAAGTCCATGATATTGCGCGAAATTTCTCCGGTTTTGTTCAAGTTGAATACCCGGCGGCGAAATGACGACGTGCTGAAATCTTTGCAAAGGTACCCGACACGAAGCGACGCCCCGCGGTGTTCCGTATCCGCTTCTTCTTGAAAGTGGCGAATATCGTAGTGGCGCAAATGAATCAACGATCTGGTCAATTCGGGAAACTCCTTTTGAAAGAACGTATCCAGTGGTTCTCGTACCGTCGCGTCTTTGCATTTTGCGAGTCGGACGTACTGCGCACTCATCGCATAAGTGAATGCGCGATCAACTTCACGTCCACATTGCACATCTTGTGGATCGCGTTGAAGACCACCTCCGTGGTTTCGCATCCATTCCAGGTAGTGTGGATTGTGGCCGTTCTTTTCGATTCGTCCCGTTTTCCACGACCACAGTTGTTTGCATGATGTGCAGAACATCTGGTCGCAGCCCTCTGTTTTGTGGATGTAGACGCCACACGCGGGGCACGGTTTCGTATCATTTTTGAGGAATTTGATGCTTTCGACCGTTTGGGGGTCGCACGTATGCGCTTCGGTTTCTTCACGGGTCGTGCCTTTCACTTCATGGCAATGCGAGCATGAGAATTTGCTGCAAATGCCGCATTTCCATGCAGATGACACGAATCCGGGGCACTCGGAGTCGCAGCATTTACGCTGAAATGACGCCACCGTTTCGTTGTCGGCAGCTCCGTGCGTGGGAGCCGTTCGAAGGAACCGTATATCGTCTTGAAGGATCCGTTTTTGGACGAGCAGTGATTTCATGACTTTGTCGATTTCAGCAACTTCACTCGCTTTTGCACGGGCTTGAATTTCGCGTTCGGCTCTTGGCTGGGACATGGGAAGTTGCGCGATTTGACGCTGGACCAGAATCTCGGTGAAGTGTTGTCTCAGGTCGGTCTTGATGAATGACTCCGGAAAATGGTTCTTAAGGAAGGCTGGAGTGAACTCGGTATTGCACTGCATACACTTGAATGCGGTAACGCCGTCGGTCGTGAGAAAGGTCTTGTAACATGTCTGGCATGCGGAATAACCGCACGTACTTACCGGGCATACAATCGGTTTTCGTACCTGTTTGGTGAATGGGTCGCAACATACTGCGCACGTATTTGAAGCTTGAGTTGATGACATTGTATTTGATTCGATAGAAGAAGGAAACGCTATTATATACTATTATAGTAATTGAAAATATATATCAATTTTTTTTCGAAATTTCTAGAATTTATAGATATTCAAAAAAATTGATGTAATTCATTGATTCTATTATGGCATACATTCAGACTTCAGACTCAATAATTCAAAAGCAATTTAATAATGGCATCAATCGCAACTGCAACAACAGCAACAACAGCGAATCTCACCACTAAATATCAGAAAATGACCGACATGGAACACATTTTGAAGAAGCCGGATACATATATCGGATCCATTCAATTGACGGAATGCACGGAATACACGGCTGTTACTAGTGCCAGTGATGCTACTGATGCTACTACTTCCACTACTGATGCCAGTGCCGTATCCATTGAATTGAAAACATTTTCACACATTCCAGCACTTTACAAGCTCGTCGATGAGGGACTGGTCAATATGCGCGACCATGTCGTTCGCCAAGCTCAAGCAATCAAAGACGGTAAGCCCGACGCACTTCCCGTCACTTCAATTGAAGTGGATGTAGATGTTGCAACCGGAACCATCACCATGACAAATGACGGGAACGGCATTGATATCGCACAACACCCCGAACATAAACTATGGATCCCCGAAATGATTTTCGGTCACTTGCGCACTTCAACCAATTACGACGAAGACAAAAAAGAGAAAATTGTTGGCGGGAAAAACGGGTTCGGATTCAAATTGGTTCTCATTTGGTCCGTGTGGGGATCAGTTGAAACCGTCGATCATGTGCGCGGACTCAAGTATATCCAAGAATTCAAAAACAATTTAACCGAGATTTGCCCGCCGAAAATATCGAAATGTTCACTCAAGAAACCGTATACCCGAATCTCATTTCGTCCCGATTATGCGCGTTTCGGAATCCCGGGGGGACTCACTTCGGCAATGACCGCGCTATTCATGAAACGCGTCTACGATATCGCCGCAGTCACGGATCGCAGTATTCGCGTCAAATACAATGGCGCAGTGGTTCCCGTGAAGGAGTTCAAACAGTATTTGAATTTATACATTCAACCTGATGTGAAGCGCGTATACGAATCGCACGGCGCGCGGTGGGAATATGCGGTATGTCTCACCAGCACCGACGAGTTTGCGCACGTATCATTTGTCAACGGCATTTGCACACCCAAGGGCGGAAAACATGTGGAATACATTATGGGCCAGATCTTGCGCAAATTGGCAGCGTATATCAAAACCAAGAAAAAAATCGACGTGAAGCCGGCCACCATCAAGGAACAACTCACCCTGTTTCTTCGATGCGATATTGAAAACCCCGCATTTTCAAGCCAGACCAAAGATGAACTTACAACGACTACCGCGAATTTCGGTTCAACGTGCACTGTGAGCGACGAGTTTGTAGAAAAGATCGCCAAAATGGGGGTTATGGATGCCGCGTGCGCTTTAACGGAAGTGAAAGAAGTCAAAGCCGCGAAAAAAACCGACGGCGCGAAAACGCGCACCATTCGCGGAATTCCGAAACTTATCGACGCCAATTTCGCAGGAACTGAAAAATCCGGACAATGCATTATCATCTTTTGCGAAGGAGATTCAGCAAAGGCAGGTATTGTCAGCGGTCTCAGCAAAGACGACCGCAACATTATCGGCGTGTACCCTGTAAAGGGTAAATTCATGAACGTTCGCGGTGAAGCCGTCAAACGTATCGCGGAAAATGCGGAAATCGCAGACATTAAACGCATTCTCGGTCTGGAAAACGGGCGCGATTACACTTCAATGGACGATGTATCCAAACGCTTGCGATACGGTAAGGTGCTGTTTATGACCGACCAGGATTTGGACGGATCGCATATCAAAGGTCTTGGAATCAACTTGTTTCAAAGCGAGTGGCCGTCACTCACCCGCATTCAAGGCTTTATCGGGTTTATGAACACGCCGATTCTCAAGGCGCGAAAGGGCACTCAGGAGCGCATATTTTACAATGAAGGCGAATTCGAGTCCTGGAAAAGCTCTAGCCTTGGTGTTGGCGTCGACATTTCGTCATGGAGTGTTAAGTATTACAAGGGTTTGGGCACAAGCACCGCGCGCGAATTCCGCGAATACTTTGAACACAAAAAAGTTGTGGACTTCGAATACACTGGCGAACCAAGCGACAACTCGATCGATTTGGTATTCAACAAAAAACGCGCCGATGATCGCAAGGAGTGGCTGTCAACATACAACCGATCCGATCATCTCGACACCAGCAACCCGCGCGTCACGTATGAAGACTTCATGACCCGCGAAATGAAGCACTTTTCAGTATACGACAACCAACGTTCAATTGCGAATGGAATGGACGGACTTAAAATATCGTTGCGCAAGATTTTATTCGCGGCATTCAAAAAAGGCGGCCTTAAAACGGAAATCAAAGTCGCGCAATTCAGCGGCTACGTGTCCGAGCACTCGGGCTACCACCACGGCGAAGCCAGTTTGAATGCCGCAATTGTCGGTATGGCGCAAAACTTTGTTGGAAGTAACAATATCAACTTATTCGAACCGAATGGTCAGTTTGGCACGAGGTGTCAAGCCGGAAAAGATTCTGCAAGTGAAAGATACATTTTCACCCAGCTCAACCCAATCACACGACTACTGTTTCGTAGCGAAGATGATGCGATTCTCGAATACCTTGACGATGATGGACAGCTCGTGGAACCTACATTTTATGCGCCGATTGTGCCATTGATTCTTATCAACGGCACCAAAGGTATCGGCACGGGGTTCAGTACCGACATTATGTGCCACAACCCGCTGCAAGTCATTGACTACATTCGAAACATTCTCGCGGGAGTAGATCAGGCGGAGCGTGTGCGCATCGAGCCATACTATCGAGGGTTTGCGGGAACGATTACGCAGGTATCCACGTCAGGTCCTAACAAGTACCTGATCCGCGGGGTTCACGGAGTATATCCCGAAAAGAAACAAGTGCGCGTTACCGAACTGCCAGTCGGGTTCTGGACGGACGATTTCAAGAAGTATTTGGAGACGCTTATTGAAGCGGGAACAATCAAAGAATACGCGGATATGAGCACCGACACGGTGGTTGACTTTACAATAACGTTTCCGGTAAGCACCGACTTGAACGATGCCGCGTTTTCTTCCGTGGTCGAATATGGCTGCTGCACTGGATTGGAAAAATTGTTGAAGCTTTATTCTACGGAGACAACAAGTAACATGCATTTGTTTGACAGTCGCGACCAGTTGCGCAAGTATTCTAGCGTTGAAGAAATCGCCAATGATTACTATGCGACGCGACTTGCATTGTACGAAAAACGCAAGGCGCATCAACTTGCATGCTTGTCCTCTGAACTTGGTGTTCTTTCAAACAAGGCAAGATACATTCAAGAAGTTTTGGATGGAAGCATCGACTTGCGAAGAAAACGCGGGGATGAAGTGGTTTCTATGCTGAAAGAGAAGGGCTACCAAAGCCAGAGTCAAGACAATGAAGAAAAAGATCAATACAAGTATTTGTTGAAACTGCCAATGGACAGCGTGAGCGATGAAAATGTAGACCGACTCGTCAAGGAGCGAGACCATAAGAAAAGTCAGTACGAAACACTGAACAAAACAAGCCCGGAGAATCTATGGCTTTCAGATTTGGACGAGCTTCGCGTCGAGTATCTGAAACAGGAAGAAAAACGACTCAAATCGATTGCGCTATTAGTTTCATCTGGTTCTGGTTCTGGTTCTGGTGCACCGACTAAGGTTAAGAAATGCGTCGTCAAAAAGACATCCGTCGAAAAGTGTGACTAAATACGTGACTGAAATAACTGAATGAATAGTTAACTGAATGAAAATAAAATTAATATTTTTATTTTTATTTTGACTTTTATTTTTTTCTTTTACTTATTACCCGTTTTTTAATGCCCCTTGTATGTGTTTGTTTGGCATTGACCTTATTACTTTTATATCTATATCTACTAGCGTACTTTTTAGATTTTGATTTTGATTTTCCGCCCACTGATGCAACTAGCGTTGCTGCTCTTCGTTTGAATTGCGGTGAACGTGGCGTAGAACGTAATGCAGTTGTACCATGCTTAATTACTAATGGTTTCAGTCGAAGGTCTATTTCTACCTCGTTCGAAGCAGTATCTCGAGTCGTACCGCGCTTTGATACAGGGTCAGCCAAATACTTGCTTTTAAATATAGTTCGGTCGCTATGATGTTCAGGTTCATATTTGCATACGATACGCGTCTCGTAGCTATTAACAAAAAGACGCCCATTAGTGCAAACTGGTACTATTATTTTTTCAATACAGGCAGCATGACTATGTCTTTTATTTTGAGGTTTGTATAATGGTTCTACACTAAACCGCCCTTCAAATTCATACCCTTCTAAATAAACTGCTCGTCCGTAACTAGGACTAGGAGTGTTTTTTACGAACTCTCCATAAAACATGCAGTTGTCAAACCGTTTAAATCCGGATTGAATATTGCCTCTTGCATATGTACCACCTTCAACGGGAATATCTGCAACGTATTTTATATTAATACCATGTCTTAGATTCATACTCCAATCCCCGCAGTAACTAGTTTCGCCTTTCGTATACACTCCAACACCTTCGAATATTGGTCCTTTTTTAGTAACGTTGCTAATAGCACCTTCATAGTGATCGCGTACGCTGTTATTGTATGTATACTTCCCATATACAGGAATATTATCATCATTAAAATATCCCTCAAATATATCGCCATTTGGATATGTCAAAGTTCCTTTAATAAAAAAAATATCAGGTTTTTCATGAACGGTTGATGGCTTTTTAAAAACAGTTCCAGTATACAGCGCAAGGCTTGTCATTTTTATATTTTCTACACTTTCAAGTGATTCTGTAGACGATATACGAGCCGACATTTGTTCGGCCATTTGTTCTGCGACTCTTAACTTTTCAGTTATTGTACTTGCAATTTCAGTTTCATTTGGAAAGTCCATTTTACTTATTTTGTATTTATAATATTAATATATAAAATTATTATGCGATAAAGTTGTAACGTATATTTGATATATTATATATTATTATATTATTTGATACTGTACCCGCTCACCGCATTGGATAAACAGATCGATTTGAACCGATTTAAAATATCGGTTGCTGATACTTGGTCCAATAGGTTCACAGATTCATTGTATGAGATGAACTTGCTGTTTTTTACGACAATATCATTAATGGATGAGCTGCCGTTCTCTATCATTACGGTTTGAATAATATTTTCGAAAAAATCGGCAACGTCAACAAGCGAAAATGAAGTCGTAAACGTGTTCATTTTTATCCGGTTTTTCACACTTAGGATTGTTGATTCGGGAACTATACTGTTTTGTCGCTGCTGAATGTACGATAAACACATTCCAATGACCGTTTTCACATCGGCTGGACGGCATGTTCCACTGATCTGAAACATTTTGAGTCCGGTAAAGTTGTAATACGTAGCGCTTACTCCATACACCAAATTATGGTTCATTCGAAGAAATTCGTGCAACTCTGCAGATATAATCGAATAAAACAGCTGGGTTTTTCGACAACTACTAAACGCTGATTTTTGAATGCCATTAAGTGAGATATCAACATCCTGTGCAAAATCGGGTAAAATAATCATAAAAAGCGCATTGTCTTTTACTGCCGGGTTTTTAAATACCTTGTAATTTTTATTCATATTTATATTATTTTTATTTTTATTTGACGATTCATCAGGTTTCAAACAGTTTTGGGTGCTACTAAATTCATTTGAAAATATTTTACGCGGGTCAAATGTAAGCCCTGTATGCGGAACCGTATACGCTTTGGCCTTAGACGAATACGACAAGTGTCGACCAATTATTTTACGTACCTGGTATTCAGTAACATGTCCCGCGTATAAAAATACCGCATTTTCAGGAATGAAGAATTGGTAATAGTAGTCTCGAATATGTTCTGGTGTTATTTTCTTCAAATTTTCAATCTGAATAGATTCGTCGCCGATACGTAGTGCTCCAGATTGTAAATTTGTTTTGGGTTCAATATACTTTGATATAAGCCCCATTTCTAGTTTATGCATTACATTAGTTTGAATCGCGGTAAGTTCATTTAGTACAGTTTTTTTTACATGGTCCAGCATCTTCAAATTCAAATGGTCTGGGCAGGTACAAATCATTTGCGTGATATAGTCAACAAGGTCGTCCGATTCTGAAGCTAGACCGTAAATATATGCGGTAACATTCTGATAACTGGTCGACCCGTTATATTTTACAGGACGATTGTTCCAAAACTGTAAACACGAGTTCTTTTGAGACTTTGTTCTTTTTGTTTTTTTCATTGAAATCTCGTCCAATGTTTTAATATTCGGATGAGTCAAGCTTCTGCTTCTGGATCTAAATCTATTGGACTTCGATTTCGATTTCAATTTCGATTTCGATTTCGATTTCGATTTCGCATCTTTATCGTAACATTTTTTCCACGATTCAAATAAAATATGTTCGATTAAATGCGTTATACCTAGATCAGACCTGCGCTGCTCTGTATAGTATCCGCCGCGTAACGTCACTGATGCATATATCATATTGCTTTTGGGATCGGATATAATACACACATTTCGACCGTGTATTTCTTTTCCAACCGGTACAATATTATTCAGTATCGTCATTTCATCAATAATTCAATTACTTATACTTTACGCGCATACAATATTTTTTGTTTTAATTGGTTTTTAAATATAAATATAACATTTTACACTATTTATATTTATATTGACAGACAACCAAACAGACAACCGAATGACACCTGCGCCTATTTCTATTCAAGATACACTCCAATCCATGGTAAAGTACATTGGATCGGGCGACCCCAAAGACTTGGGTGAGCTGGGAACCTATCTTGGGCTAACGCAAGATGATTCAAACGATACTACTACTACTAGTACTAGTACTAGTACTACTACTGCAACCGTAGTCGGAATCCAAAAACCCAAGGATCCAATTTTTAAACTTCCCATTTCATATCTTCCACCCGACGAAAAACATTCCATTTCAAGCGCCCTTTCCGATGATTTGGAATTACTAGTATCAAAAGATTCCACTTCAACACGATCGCTTTACGAATCTCTCTTTTTTCCGAATGAAAACACCAACACAACCGTTTATGCCAAACAATATGTCTACATGTGGGGGGAGACGTTCACAACAAACCTCGTTTATTTGAAAAATACGCAAGAGTTTCTATCCAAATTTCACGAGGCCCGAATTACAAACAACAATAACCCCGAGTCAAAAAAAGTATCATTCGCTGATGATTATAAAACCGTGGATGAATTCTGGACTGCCATGAAAACAAACCGCACGGGATTCAAGGATAAATTCGGATACTTTGATGTACCCCCTTTACCCATCATTGAAAAAATAGAACAACTTAACGGCGTGCCTACAGCGCTGCAACTTCTCTCAGTTTATAATGTCTCGACCCCGGTTATTTCCCTCATGATGCCAATCCTGGTTCTAATTCTCCCGTTTTTTATTATTAAATCGCGCGGGATCGATATCAATGTTGACAAATATATTGAAGTTTTGAAAACGCTTGCATCCAATCATGCCGTTGGGAAACTGTTTACCGAATTTTCGTCCGTATCGATTGAGCGTAAAATGTACATTCTCATGTCCGTTATGTTCTACATTATGCAAATTTATCAAAATACCATGTCGTGCTGGCGGTTTTATAAAAACATATACACCATCCACGACCACCTGGTTATGGTGCGCGAGTATTTGAAACAGACTGCTAAAAAAATGGAATCCGTGTTGCAGTGCTGCAATTCGCTTCAGTATTACAGCGCGTTCAGCGGATGTTTGGGCGCGGAATTGGAGACCGTTCGCTCCATGTGCAGCGAATTGGAAGTCGTTCAGCCGTTTTCGTTGTGTTTGCGCGCCGTTTCTGGGGTCGGGTACGTTATGAAACAGTACTACTTGTTTTTCAACGATGCAAGTACCGACGCCATGATGCGGTACACATTCGGGTTCAATGCGTACTATGACCATATTTGCGGTATTTCACATCACATAGCTAGCGGCGTTTTGAACAAGTGTACGTTTGTTTCTCATGAGTCGTCGTCTTCTTCTTCGTCAGCACACACTTCAATGCAAGACGCATATTTTTTGAACACGGCCGTTGTAAATGGACTTGGCACCGGAATCGTAAAGAACGACATTGTGCTCGACAAGAAGCTTCTCATAACGGGTCCAAATGCGGCGGGAAAAACTACAACGATCAAGACTACGATATTCAATGTACTATTGTCGCAACAGTTCGGCTACGGCGTTTATAAGAGTGCCAACATTGTGCCTTACCACTTTCTGCACTGTTACTTGAACATACCGGATACGTCGGGACGGGACAGTCTGTTCCAGGCCGAATCAAGACGGTGCAAGGAGATTCTGGACTGCATTACCGCCAACTCGACCAAACGGCATTTTGGAATTTTCGACGAGTTGTATTCGGGTACGAACCCGTACGAAGCCGTGGCTAGCGCGTACGGCTACATTCATCACATATCGGGTATGAAAAATGTCGACTTCATGTTAACTACTCACTACATTAGCTTGTGTGAACTATTTGAACCAGAAAAACAAGATAAGAAAAAGCGTAAGGACAAAAAAGATAATAAGAGCAAGAGCAAGAGCAAGAGCGAGAGCAAGGATACGAATTGCGATGGCGGAAATCCAAATATTCGAAACCTGCACATGAAAACCACCATCGGAGAATCGGGGACGGATCACGTGTACCATTATAAAGTGGTTCACGGGATATCAAAAGTTAGAGGTGGACTCAAGGTTTTAGTGGACTTGAACTATCCCGACGAGATCATTCAAACCACAAAATATATACTCGACAAGAAAAAATAAATAATTAATTATTATCATCGGCGGCATAAAAATTCACGCGGCGCCTGTTATCTGCAAAGGGAATTGATTCGGGTATTTTATATTCAGATGACCCATTTTCTCCTAGGGGTCGTTTGCCATAGAACGTGTTGCAAAATATCATAGGACTGCATGTACCGTTATCCGGTGTTGAAAACTGCCAAGCTGGACCGGGTCCTGACCCAGTACCCGACCCGGTAGTCGACGCCGACTCATACTCGGGTCCACTACCTTCATTCGATGCTTTGGGATACTCAGGGTTTAAAAGCAGCATGTCATGTGTCACGGGATACCCTCCAGGGGTAAGTTTAAAATTTTGACTCTGCATATTTTCAAGGCCTTCCTTTTGATGCGGGATGATTATTTCCCCAAGTCCGGGTACCGTATATTTGATTACCGCGCCGCTAAATATAATGACAACGAACATGAAGAGTAACATCACTATCTCTGATTTTGTTCCTGACATAATGAAAAAATGTATGTATATATCGTATTAATTATAGATACTATAGATAATATAAATAATATAATATAAAAAACTACCGGCAACCCGTTTCGATCGAGTGACCTCAGGGTTATGAGCCCTGCGCGCTGCCCCTGCGCCATGCCGGTTAAATTGGTTTTTATATTATTTTTTGGTTTGGTTTGGTTTGGTTTGGTTTGGTTTATTTGTTTTAGTTTATTACAGTTCCTAAAAAAGCCCGCGAGTGGCTGCGAACACCGCCTGGTTGGTAAATGACCAGACGAATGCAAACACAACCGCGTGCGTGATAGCCGTCACGGTCTTAGTGGCGCCGGGTGGGAGAGAAAGAAGGATACCTGGGGTGAGGATAAAAAACAACACCGCGGTGTAGAGAAACATCATTGCGTCCATTGTAAGATTGGTAATTTTGTCTAAAGATTAAATTATAAATTACGCACAGAAAATAAATTTATTGTAAATTGTAAAAAAAAATAACACATAAAAGTATTCCTAAATATTTCATTTTTAAATTTAAAGTGTTAAAATTGATTCATTTTTAACATATACGTTAGATTAGAAGATTGCCGAGTAAATGCAAACTTATATTCGCCGGATTCTTAATATCATCAATGTCAGTGATCACGTGGTTGCAAAAATGCCGTTAGGGCGTTGGAGTATACACTACGACCCAAAGGTAATCGACCGTAAAGTTGTTCAGGCAAATGAAGACCATTGTGGGTGCTGCGAACCAGATAGCACGAAACCCATGAAACCTCCAACGAAGGAGTCAGATGATTATTTGTTGCCGTATGTAATTTAACACCGAATTAAATGAATTAAGGTTGTTGTGTTTGCGTCATTCGCTGTATCAACATTTGTTCTTGCGTGATAACCGGAGTCACCATCCGGCTTTGAAGCGCTTCGCGAGACATGTATATATTTTTCAGATCACTATCTTCATACCCGTATGGCTGGTTCTTATCTGCAACCGAAGCATACAAAAAGGGCGAATTGGTCACGGATTGGCTTTGCACGTTTACGTGTCCAGTTTGGTAAAAGGCTTGCTGTAAATTGCCTTCTATAATATTCGTCGAATTGTGTGTTAAAAATTGGCGGTAGTCCCAATTTGACTGTATATTATGAGTTGCCTTAAGTTGATCGTTTATCGACGATCCTGGAACCCATGAAGAAAATGTTCTTCCATCGTCCATAAGTGGCGGAAAATTGAAATGGATGTTGTTTGATCCGGAATATGCCGTTCCCCAACTCATTGTTTATTGTTGTGCTTATTAATCGTTATTTCGTATTTAATATTTATGATATTTTTATTTTTATATTTTTTATTTTTATTTGTTTTGCCTTATTGTTGATTCGATGACGACAACAACAACTCAATAAGTTGTTCGCGCTTCATTTTGGAAATTTCATTTTCACTGTCCAACAGTATCGATTTTTTCTTGACAAGTTGGCGAAGTTGTTTAATTGATAAACTAGAATACTGTGTAGACGCAGAAGGTACAGAAACTTCTTCTTTTTCAAGATCGAGCACTAACGTTTTTTTCTGTGTACCCTTTTCCTTTTCTGTTTCCTTTTCCTTTTCTTTTTCCTTTTCTTGTTCAGAGCCAGGTGCGTCTTTTTCTGGACCCGACCCTGAGTCTCCTGAGTCTATTTTAATAACGTGAATGTCTTGAATCATATTCTCGTTATCAGATCCTGATTCTGACTCAGAATCGGAACCGGAACCGGAACCGGAATCTGTCTCTGACCCAGTATCGGATCCATCAGCACAGTGAGACGATGAGATAAACTGCGGATGGATTTCAACGATCTTAATACCATCATCGTCAATCTCATTATTGTCAACTGCTGCACTATCCGTCTCCGTATCATGTATTTTAATTTGATTATACTTCTTGGAACCCAGCCATGAATCTCGCGTAGTGTTACTGCTCTTACTGTCATTACTTTCGCATCCAACCGAACTTGAATTTGAATCCGAATCCGAATCTGAATCTGAATCCGATTCCGATTCTGAATCAGAGCCGGATATGGAAGTTCGCAAATGTATGACCTTGGTATCATCATCGGATATATCAATTCGAGACGACCCCACTCTACCATGATGTTGCTGTTGTTGTTGTTGTTGCTTCTGATGTTGCTGATTCGAATCTTCTTTTACTTCGTTTGTAGAACCGAGTTTATGCTGAATGTATACATTCATTCTATGAAATTGTTCACCGATTGATGCAATGAAGCTTTGCATGATATGAATCTGTTCCTTTTGGGACGTTTCAAGTATTTCGACACGTTGTTTAACATAATAAAAAAGCGCTCCAACTAAAATAAGCGTAACCACAATACTCAAAACGAGAGATCCGGTAGTCCAACCATCTCCGCCTCCCATCATCCATCCAGCACACCCGCCCGCCAGGTCGCAGCCAGAACTAGAACTAGAACTAGACCCAGAACTCGCGATATTCATAATTGAAGTTAATGATTTGATTGATTTGTTTTGATGTAATAACTTAAGTAGACTACGGCGCCGCTTATAAATATAAAGAGAACTACGTATTTATATTTAAGTATGAATTAAATAATATTGAATTACTTTATTAAATATTATTATCAATATCATTCATCTTATACTTTTTAATTTTTATAACATAAAATAAACAACATACATTATTATTATAGAATCGAATCAGATGGCACCAGGATGCGGCAATGACTTTAAATACGTTTGTAGCAAGAAATCAGCATTGGACTCAATCCAAATGGAGGTTGACCGGTTCAAAACCCAATTTGTTACAAGTTATGTAGCATATCAAAAATCTCTCAACAAAATGGTAAACCCCGGCAGGACGAATCCGCCGACGGGAGAAAACATAAACTATAATACGCTGAAAACTATATTTTTAAAAATGGAAGCACTAAAACGAGAGATAACTGGCGGGATCAACGAAAATTCGAAAGTTATGAAAGAAATGGACAAAACGATTGCTAAAAACAAAAAGGTGGCCAGCGCAGTTTCGTCTGAAATGAATACGCTATCTGACAAAGCAGACGGGTCGTCTCAAGCTTATAAGGACGCACTTGGACTTTACCGAAAGGATATATTTAAAAACATCGTGTTTATATTTGCGAGTGGTGGGATAATATACATGAGTCGAAAGGTATTTATGGAAGCATCATAACACAACTAATGCAAATAATACAAGTAACGCACGTAAGTAAGTAATTTATATTCGTCATATGACAACTATAAATAACTTTTACACGTTTTATACATTTTATACATTCATATTCATTTAAAATAATAAAAAATAAATAAGTAGTATAATAAGTACTAAAGTAAAAGTAATCAATATACATACACAAATACACAATAACTCTAATGTATTTGGATGAAGTTTTTAATAACTTTTTAGGCACGCTTCGACCCTTGCCCGATATACGGGAAAATAATCCAAGTTTGGAACATGGAAAATTTGTTACCGATAAGTCAAAGTACTATGCTGGAAAGAGTATGATGATAAGCACCGATAATAGCATTGACGGAAGTGGTAAAAATACGGAAATAAAGGTAAACGTGCCTAGCCAGTGTCTTATGAGCAGAACAAGTGCCCCTGATTTGGACTCTATTGTAGAAGGGTTCGATATCGGAGAAAGGGTAATTGAAGGAAACACGAACCAGTGCGGTATCACCCAGGCTCAGCGCACATCACTTCAAACGGCGCTTTCGCTATACAACAGTCTTAACCAAGAGTATATTACAGCTCTAGAAAAATACTCTAAATTTAAACAAAACTTGTCGTATTCCAGGTATTTGAATAAGTATGTAAAATATAATGTAGCTGCCACTGCAAGTGCCTCGCCGAGTGTAGACGTGTATTACATCAATGGCTACGGGTTTAGATACAAGGTTCCTAAAAATACTTCAGGTCAACACATCCTTCCAGACCGTGTAGTTGCAGATGGCTTAACAATGGACCTCGATAATATGGTTGTCATTTCCGATGTAGACTTTGCAGCATTTCCACCACAGCCCAACTCTTCTACTAGTGCGTATGTAATAAAAGCTGGCCAACATCTTACGCTCGCTGGTAAAATGGTGAAGTATCCAGAGACAGTTGGCACTGCGACTGTTAATAAATATTTGTGGGTAGACGTTGAAGGTGTTGCGCATAAGTTTAGTGCGGATATTTTGAGTGATGCTCAAAATAATGCAAGCAGTTCGTGCCAACTTAAACTATCGTCACTAAAGTCGTTTGATAGTAAAGATTTGTTCGATGTAGCCATAGGCAAAAGCGGAACTGGATCAACGGAACTTGTTGGTAGCGATATAACTGATTCGGTATATATGTGCAGCGACTTACCCAGCGAAATTATTGCTAAAAAAATACAAGTGGATGCTCAAGAACAAGTAATTAAAGATACACTAACTACAATTTATGCAAATTTACCCAACTGTTTACCAACATCATCCTCCTCAGGAGCATTGTCATCATCAACAACAATAAATCAATATATCATTCAAAATCAAGACGGAACCCATTCTTTGAATATTCCATCATCGAATCAGGATCAGGCACAAACAACTGCAATACGAGGAATTATGCCGACCTATGACGGTAAAGTAAAAGATACATTTAAAAATGTAAAATCTAAACTGGCATATTATTTGCTTTGGCTGGCACTCATGATTTTCATTGTGGTGGTAACATTTCGAAATATGGCCAATAGCGAAGGTCCTGAGTCTGGATCGTTTCAAGCCAGTGCCGCCATTCTGATTGTTCTTGTCATTTACTTGTTTAATTTCTTATCCAATATGCGTCTCGGACCCAACCAAGCGCTGAGCGAGTTTTTCGGAGCACTTCCCGAAAAACTATCCGCTATGATGAAGTTTACGTTTACATGATTCACGTTTACTTTACAGTCCCTCAGCCGCGTTTATTATTTTTGTCAGGGTGTAGTATGCTACAGCGTATAAAACGCTCATGGATACTAAACCTTGTAAGTTCATATTACCGTCCTTGTTGAACATGGACGGCAAAAACTGCATAATCGCGGTACGAAGTGCGGGCATTTGAAACATAAAATAAATGACCCCGATCAAAATAGGCATCTGAAATTCTGTGTACAGGGTTTCGAGCGTATCCGATTTATTCTTAGACCTGCGGTTATTCTCTCGAACTTCGTCAGTTGATTCGTACCGAGAAATATAATCATCCTCCCCTTGGCCTTGCCCATGGCCGCGGTCGCGCGGAATATAGTTGGGTTTAATTTGATCATCGTGTTGCATGGAGAGACTGTCTCTTGGAATATCTCTCGATGGCAGAGAGGTCATTCCCGCTCCACTGGCGCGCTGAACCCCGGATACCAGCTCGTTGAGGGTTCGCGGATCAATGCCAGGCGACGGTGCACCGTTCATTGCCAGCTGGCGCGGATCAGGACCTCCTCCTCCTCCTCCGTTCGGAATCATATTTGGATCGTACTGTTGCATGACGATATTATTTCCTGCGCCGCCACCACCACCTAATGCAGCTGTAGAGTTATTATGAACTGGGAGTTCGTCTAATCTGGTTGTATCCATCAAATAATAAATAAAGTTGAAGGTTGAATTTAAATAAACGTAAATGAATTTAAATAAATAGGCGGTCGGTTATAGTTAAGATATTTACCTTATCTTTATATACATACTTCTTAGAAACAAGTATGTGTATAATTACGCATTGCGCATTACAATTACACGCATTTATATATTTATGCAATGTTGACTGTGTGTCGCGTAGCATCGTCGCATTTTATTGCCCGCGGCGTATACTTTAAACACGTATCATCATTGTAACGATAAACAAAGTTTTTAATTTCTTCAGACGATGGTGCGTCAAATTTTATGCATGATCTGTCATTGCACGCTTTTCTAAAAAGCGACGCAAGTCCTAGGCCTAAAATCACGGAAATAATATATCCACCGGTTTCGGTATGTAGTAATTGTTTGAGACCCATTCTCTTCTTAGTTATATAGTATAGTCTATACAAACATTTTAATTTTAATTGGTTTAGTTTTAGTTATCAATACTCACCTTTTTCAATTCAATGTCTTCTTTAAAACAAATAAAAATCTGTCCCTTGAGTTTATGTTCCATGTATGCTTCATGGTGCATATTTTCTTGAATTTTTTCGATAACGTCAGAAACGCTAATGTCTTCCAAATCCTTTTCAAATTCGGTTTTAACGGGCTCATCGTCATCCGAACCCATCATTGCAAGATGGCTTCCGCTACTTGATTTTTCCTTCTCTTTTTCTTTTTCTTTTTTATTTGCACCGCCCGCTGCTGCTGCAGCCGATTTTTTAACCGACGGCTTTCGCTGCTTTAGACTGGAACCCCACTTTCCCGTAACCAATACCACGCAATCAGATGACACGTACTTGAAGCTGGATGGCTTGAACTTCAACTGTACGGTGTTCGCGTTTTCGCGGCTGGGTCGAATGCTAACATCTGTAATCAGCTCAATGTCGTGCTTAAATTCCTTGCTGCCAATATACGTTGCTATTTTATCGGTGTGCTCTTCAGACACGTCAATCGCCGTATCTTCGCCCGCCTCGTCGTCATATTTGAACAGAGACGGGGTTAGTGCGAGCTCGTAGGTTTCATTCAGTGAAACGGATTGTGTAGCTCCCATTGTAAGAAAGATTATATAAGTTGTAAGTATTTATTATTCGATTCGATAAATTATACTCGTATAAACAAGTTTAATTTATATTGTTTTTATGGCAAAATAATAAATATAAAATGAAGCCGCGCTATTCATTCATTCTGTGCATTTTTTATTGTCAAAAAGTTCCATTATTTTTTTGACCAATTTGTCAAAATCATCACGCTGGGCCGTAGACATATCGTAGGTAGTCTTAAATTCACTGACAATATCCTGAATACGAGCGCGATCCCTTTGAATATCGGCGACCTTTTGCTGGCTTACTTTATACTCTGCAGAAAGCGCAACCAACCTAGCCATTTCTACCGAGTACTGCGTATTTTCATTTTGTATCAGCGCCCGGTATTTATTGTAGTGGTTAATGAATGCGGTTGCCACGTATCCGCTAATGTTTCTAACGTTTGCATGAATTCCGTCCAGTAAGTGTATCATTTCAGTTTTATAGTTATCGCCGACAAGTTTGACACTGACGGTATTTTTCACAGAGCCGATATGACCCCACAAATTATCAAGCGATTTCAAGAAATCGGGTTTCATTGCATCAAGCGAGTTGAGATAAGACGTGTCCGATATAATCTGTTTATAGTGGGCTTGAATCGTCGCATTTAAACGTACGCTTTCATCGTATATTTTTTTGAGCTGGGTCTTTTCCTTTTCAAGCCTTGCAGTTTCCAAAGAAAGCGTTTCACTTGCCCCTTGAAAATTTCGTTTATTTTCCGCTTCAAGTTTCAGCTGCTGGTCGCTTGTCTCTTTCATAACGCGGACAATCGTTTCTTGAAATTTCGTCAACTTGATATTGGATTTCGCATTTCCATTATTGACTTCAGTTACAACTGCTTGATGGGTAGTGGTTACAACAACCGCTGGTGCACTTGGTTTTACAGAAGCCGCAACAGTAGAAGCCGGGGTTGAACTTGGTTTTAAGGTTGGTACTGTAACGACAACAACCGGAGTCGGTACTGCAGTTGGTTTTACCGAAGCAACAACAGTAGGAGCCGGTGTTTCACTTGGTTTTGCGGGTGCCATTTTTCCAAATGGAAAGAACCGGCAGTATACGCGATCATGATTTTCATTGTTGTTGGTCCATAGCCACTCGGCATCACCTGGAATATTTGGTCGAGCGCCTCCGCCGACCGATCTCCATATATTTGCGTCCTGGTTTTTACCATAACTCTTTGCAGTTGCCCATTTAGAGTCGTCGAAATTGTTTTTATTCCATCCCGGTTCAGATTGGGTGGAACATTTCCAGTCCGATGGTTTGGTAACAGTGTTTCCAAATTTACCGATAAAGGCAGCGGGGCCGCCTCGGTCAACGCCATCAAGCGCAATCACGTCACCCGCCGCAACAGTTGGATTGAAATTGTATGTAGTTGTCCAGCTTGTTCCGCGACCAATACTCTTTTCATTGACATACAAATCAAATTCATTGTCACATGTCATATAAATCGACATTGAAGACGGTTTCACGGTTGCTGCTGCTGCTGCTGCTGCCACTGTGACTGCAGCAGCTGCCGCAACACCTGCAACTACCACCGTGTTGGGTTTAGGCGAAGAAGGCGCCGGAACGGTAGCTGGCTTAGGTGCAGGAGCAGGAGGAGTTGGTTTGGGGGCTGGAGTGGATGCTGCTTTAGGTGCAGGAGTAGGAGCTGGCTTGGGAGCTGCCTTAGGCGCTGGAGCAGGCACTGCCTTAGGCGCTGGAGCAGGCGCTGGAGCAGGCGCTGGCTTGGGTGCTGGTTTAGGCGCTGGTGGCGGTGGAGGGGGTGACCTCCTAAAAATGTGTCTAAACCGTAGCAAGTTGCGACCATGCCATGCTTCAAAAATATAAGATGAAGATTCGTCATCGCATACAGTCTTGCCATTGAATGCCATTTTCAAAATTTCATCAAGAACAGCTACTGTAACGTTATTTGCGACTGCTTTACATGCGAAACGCTCTAGGGGATTTTCGTGCACGCAATTCGTATCGATTGATTCGACAATTTTCTCATACGATGATTTTTGTGAAAGGTATTCAGAAACACTCTGAACTGCACTGTGGCATGCAGTTGTAGTTTGCGAATTTCTTTCGAGATGGTGGTCATGGTTAGAGTCTTGAAACAACGCCGTTTCAGAGCATAGCGGAATCACTTCAGTGCATACGAATGCTGGATCCAATAGTTTAGTTACAAGCGAGTCAAATGCAAACGGGACGTACTTTCCAATCAGGCTATTACAGTATGCTCCTTCGGTCGTCGGTAAATGCGAACATATGCCCGACTCCAATACTCCTTCTGTAATATTCTCGAGGTGCGGTTCGCGAGTTTTCAAAAACTCTTGCGATTTTCCGATAAACCACTTGCATCCATCGCACTCTATCGGGATCTGTGCGGGGTTCAATACCTTATGGGTGACAATCACATCGGGTTTAATAGATACAGGAACTGCTAAAGTCGTTGTTGTAAAAAGTAAGCATAGCGTCAAAGCAAGTCCACCGTTATATTTCATTTTTGCGTAAAAGTGAGTTGAGATGGGTTGGGTTGGGTTGTGAGTTGTTGAGTGCTCTTATACTTAACCTTATAAAAATATATCTTTAACTTGTTTTATTTATTGTTGGGCGGTCATCCCAGATCAACAATTTATGAAAATTTATGAAAAAAAATAAAAATTGATCTAAAAATGCTTAATTACAACTTATATATTATAAACAGTACTATTATACTATAAACTATAGATTTAGATAATGAACCGCGGGAGTATAAGACAAGACGCAACTAGGCGCCCACATGGACGAAGAGAAAGAGATGATCAGCGAGGACCGCCGCAATCACAATCCCGAGGAGCAGCGCAACCCCGAGGAGCAGTAGCAGTAAGCGACGGATTAAACCGCCTTGTTGATTTGTATATGGAAAATATCTCGTCACCTGGGTCACAACTTGAATTGGAAATTCGATTTGGAACGCTTGGATTTCGCACACTCACGCACAATGACCATTCCAATGTAATCGACCGCATTCTATCTTCGGGATATCGCGCAGTAGGAACCGGGGATTATCACCTTCGCATTCACTATGAGAATATGGCCACAGAGGGTCGCAAACACGTCATGTCAAACAATCGGTTTGAACTGGATGGCATGTCACAAATTCAACGATACTGTACCACGAATGAACTCGACAGCGACGTTTCATACGGCCCCAATCGAGTAAAGTGCACGCGTAAAACGGACGCGTATGTAAATGACGAACCCATTCGCCCCGTAAAATTCAACGACTTTAATTTCAAGGTGTCTCTCCAACGCGAGACAAATTTACGACTCGAGTCTGCAGAAATAACTCGGGTGATTCACAACTGGCCGCAAACTAAAAAGTCGTTTCGGTACATGAAGCGCACATCATTTGAAAGCCCCGATTCACCCATTCGATTTGATATCAGCGTCGTAAAGGAATCGAAACGTCTTCCGCCCCCGAATTCGTGGATGATGGAAACCACGTACACGTTTGACCAGGCAGACGTGGTAAATTCTCCTCCAAAGTACGAAATTGAAATTGAAATTGATAACACGCGTGTTGGACCTGGAAAATTCGTGGATACTCCTAAAGCGCTGGCATTCTTGTTGCGCCGGGCCATAAAATTGGTTCTTTCTGGTCTGCAAGGCACTAACTTCCCGGTTCCGTATAGCGAGCTTCAATTAGTTGCAAACGATTACCATTACATGCTGTATAAAACCCACGATAAAAGACAACGGCGAGAAGCTGACAATCCACGCAGGGTCCGTCGAATAGATCACGAATCTGAGTCAGATTCCGGGTCTGGATCCGAATTGTCATCGTCTGGATCTAGCTCCGATGAGTCCGATAAAAACCAAAAACAGAATGTGAGACTGGTCGCCCGCGATTTTATCGGTCCGTCATCGGTTACACTTCAGCGCGTAAACGTATCCAGTAAATATGATCCGGCTAATTATCACCGCGAAACCAGTGTTCCCAATATTCGTCATAATTACACGGTGACAGATAAGGCCGACGGTCAGCGTAAAATGATGTTTGTTAATGGGACGGGGCGAATCTACCTCATTGACACGGCAATGAACATACAGTTCACGGGGATGGTATGCCGCGACGATAAGTTGCACTGGTCGTTACTTGACGGGGAACATATCATGCACAGCAAGACGGGCGAATATATCAACATGTATGCCGCATTCGATATTTATTTCATCCGAAAGGTCGATATTCGACACCTGGCTTTAGCATTTCAGCACGACGATGATGCAAATACAAACACAACTAACTTTAGGTTATATTACCTGTCGCTGTTTATGGCGGATCCTAAAAATTCATTTCATTCGGTAGTACAAGGAGACCCGACTGCTTCGGCGTCCGCACTTCGAATTGTTGCAAAACGGTTTCGCGTGGCTGGAAAACGCGATCCAAACGACATATTTGCGTGTTGTGCGGATATCCTGAATCAAATCAACGACGGTGCGTTTACGTACAATACCGACGGACTTATCTTTACTCCCGCAGATACGGGAGTCGGGATGTTTGGCGTCGGCGGAGTACCGTCTATGAAAAAGTGCACCTGGGCACTATCGTTTAAATGGAAACCCGTGTCCCATAACACGATCGATTTCTTGGTAACAACGGATAAGAATGAAGACCAGAGCGACATCATTCATCAAAAACCCAACTTGGTGACATGCAGCGATTCGCCAATTATCAAGTATAAAACGCTCACTTTGCGCGTGGGATACTCGATTGAGCGCGATGGATCCCCCAATCCGCTCCACGCGGTTCTGGACGGAGTTTCTAAACTCACGTCTCGCACGCGAATGGCACTTCCCGACGATTTGCCGCACGCGGCAGTACCGTTCTTTCCGACTGCGCCGTACGATCCATCGGCTCACATTTGCAACATTGTTCTGCATAACGTCGGAGGAATTTATCAGATGCGCACCGAGTCCGGAGAAGTGTTTACCGATAAATCCGTTGTTGAATTCCGGTACGACAAGGCGCGGGAGCCCGGTATGCGCTGGATTCCAATCAAGGTTCGCCATGATAAAACTTTGGCGCGCGAATCTGGAAACGCGTTTCATGTGGCGAACAATAACTGGTATTCGCTGCACTACCCGGTTGAAGAGCGCATGTTGAAAACGCCAGTGATGACTCTGATGAGCGCGAATGAGTCGAGTGAGGATTACGAGACTGGTGTATATTATCAAAAATCGAAACAGAAAAAACAGTCCGCTAGCCAAGGTACACTTCTCGATATAACATCTACGAAACCAATTCGAGACTTTCATAACAAGTTCGTAAAACGCGCACTTATTTCATCGGTTGCAAAACGCGGAATGACGCTGATCGATTTTGCGTGTGGAAAGGGCGGCGACATTTCAAAATGGATCGATTGTGAACTTCGATTCGTCCTTGGAATTGACATTTCAGAGGATAATATTACCAACCAGTATGACGGAGCATACGCTCGATACCTGAACTATGCAAAATATCACTCGGATGCCAGCATATACGAGGATAGTGAAACTGGCACTGGGTCGACGTATGCGGTATTCGTAAAAGCAGATAGCTCGAACGTGCTTCGCGAAATGCCGCAAAACGCAACAGATACTGTAGAAAGAGAAAGAGAAACTGATATATACCACGCCATCAAACAAACCGTGTTTGGAGAACGCCACCATGATGCCAAATTGGTAGGCGATGAACTGTCAAAGTATTATGGAGTTGGACGAGAAGGATTCGATGTTTCGTCCATACAGTTTGCGCTACACTACCTTTGGAAAGACGTGAAAACGCTGCACACGTTTATGCGGAATGTTAGCGAGTGTACCAAGGTGGGAGGACACTTTATAGGAACGTGTTATGATGGTCGGGCGATATTCAACATGCTTAAAAAGGTACCTGTTGACGGAACGGTACGCTTTGAAGATGACAGTCATCGAATTATTTCATCTATAACCAAGCGATACAAGAAGCAAGACTACTTTGACGATGAATCATCGCTAGGATATGCCATTGACGTATTTGCAGAATCAATCAACGCGATGCACACCGAATATCTGGTCAATATGGTATATTTGGAACGAATCATGCGAGACTACGGGTTTGAACTTCTCCCTGCCAAAGATACGCAACGCGACCTCTTTCTTCCTCGCGGGCACGGAACAAGTATGGGATCTTTTCGGGACATGTTTGATATGATGACGTATTATGTCAAGGGTATGACGACGGATTCGGTCGAAGGGTATGAAGAAGAATTTGACATGGAAGCGTCAAGTGTATCCTTGTCGAAACGCGCATTTCCTGAAACCCATCCCATGAAAAAATTTCGTAATTTTATGCATACGGCGTCATCTACAACTCATATGAACATCATGAGCGGAAAAGCTAGCGAAATGACGGATACGATGAAGGCGGTGTCGTTTGTAAACAACTACTTTGTGTTCAAGAAGGTCCAGCATATTGATGCAAAAACGGTATCTGACGCATTTATTAAAAATGACGGGATGGTTGCGAATGCTGCTGCTGCCGCCGCAGTTGCAGTTGCGATGGTTGAATCATCAAAAGAACCTGGAAAGGAAAAGAAATCAGATGAAAATAAAGAGAAAGTGACTGGAAAGGAAAAGGAAAAGGAATTGCGAGTTAGAAAACAAATTGACGGGGTGGTATATGTCATGGATACCGAGACCGGCGAACTGTTCAAAACCGCCCATTCAAAGGACCCGATCGGGAAATTGAAAATCAGCAGCAGTGGGAAGAGAAAAGAAATTGAATTTGTAAATGACGAATATGCGGCAAAGCATCAGTTACAAAAGGAAAAGGCTGCAGAATCATCTGAAAAAAAGCGCAACCGTAAGGATGTTGAAGGACCTGCTGATAAATGATATTATTAAGTGGAATAAGTGGAATAACTGGAATAAGTTGAATAAGTGGAATAAGTGGAATAAGTGGAAATCGTTAATATCATAATCATTATTTTATTTTATAAATATAATACTATCAACTTATATATAAAATAAAATATGACGTCTTCTCAAAAAATATGGGTCGAAGACCCTTTTATTTTACTGGACAAAAACCATATTCACGAATTATGGCCCAAGGATGGAACAAGTGCAGAGGCCAAGTTAAACGCTGGATCGCGGATGGTGATTATTCTCTCGATTTTGGGGTATCTAGTTACCATGAATATTAATTTTTTTATAATCGGATTCATTACTTTAGCTGTTATTGGCGGACTTTACACCGTTAATGCGGCGAGTTCCAACATTAGCGACAGTACCGATTCCAAGAAAGAGGGGTTTATTACCTCGTCCAAATCAATGGAACGTCGGTCTGAGTTTGAAAACCCGCAACCACGAGAGAGTTACGGTTATGAACGGCAAAATGTTCCAATTAATGGCGACTTTGTAGCGCCGACGGTAACGAATCCACTGATGAATGTGCTTCTTCCAGAAATACAAGATTCGCCCAGTCGCAATGGCGCCATGCCCGCGTTTGATCCACAAGTTGAATCCAATATCAATGAAACCGCAAAACAGTACATCAGCAGTAATTTCGATGCCAGCAAGCGCGACGTCGTTGGATCAGAGAGTAAGAATGAAACCGAAAATCGCGACATTTATAATAAACTGTTTTCCAATTTAGGCGATAACTTTGAATTCGATCAATCCATGCGCAGTTTTTACGCAACTGCGAATACTCGGGTAAATAATGACCAGCGCGCGTTTGCAGAATTTTGTTACGGCGATATGGTCTCATGTAAAGAAGGGAATGAGTTTGCATGCAGTAGGAACAATACGAGGATAGGGCAAGTGGTCGGCGCATAGGGAGGGGGCGTCAAGCGTTTATTACGTTTTTCGTTTTTTATATCGCGAGTTTCGTACACCGCCGCTACCTGTGGATAACGTGTGTGACTTGTAATATACTTGTGCGTTATTTGAAAACATGCTTCCACAAAATAGCAGTTGATGTGAAGGATATAAAAAGTAAATTCCAGTTTATTAGTTGTGTACCAGAATTGTAAACTTCACCACTTTATTTGACTCGACACTATATAATATTATATATAAAAAAAAGTAAAAAAGTGTTAGTTACACACTTACCTGACTGATATCTTTGAGTTTGAGTTTCTTGCGTTTTTAATTGCGGTTGCGGTTCGTGCACCTTCTTCCCCCGTTGTCTTCGTCGGCCGCGACAATCAAATCGAAGTCTTCGTCGCTGATGAGATAGGACATGAGCGCGTCCTCCAAGATTCGACGATGCTCTGAGTCCATACTGACTACAGGCTCATCCGACCAAACCGGTTCATGGTTCAGTTTGACCTTGCGAACGTCAATCTCAGGAACTGGGAGGATCGCCAAATCGGCAGCGGTATCATCCGTCTGAAACAGTCTCCAGTATTCAGGAGTGCCCCAGGGAGGCATGTCGAACAATGGACTAGGAGCAGGAGCAGGAGCAGGAACAGGAGTAGCCAACGCCGGAGCGTCAAGTTGAAGACGAACACGAGGTCCGTGAGGATGAGCGTATGGCGCGCGACGTTGAGGCTCTTCACGACGAGGCTCTTGATGACGAGGCTCTTCACGGCGGTAGTCGTCACGACGATATTCACGAGGCTCTTCACGACGAGGCTCTTGATGACGAGGCTCTTCACGGCGGTAGTCGTCACGACGATATTCACGAGGATCTTCACGACGGTACTCTTGATGACGAGGCTCTTCGCGACGGTAGTCTTGATGACGAGGCTCTTCGCGACGGTAGTCTTGATGACGGGGTTCTTCGCGACGATATTCTTGTTGGCTGACCCTGGGCTTGTATTGTTTGCAGTATGACGAGGTATGGCCGGGCTGGTTGCAAATGCGACAAGATTGGTTCAGTAGAGTCGGGCACACGACTTTTCCGTTGGGACCGGGCTGGTCCTTGACGAAATGGCTCGTGTAGTCGCTCTCGGAACATCCGGCATCCTTGCACACCTTGCAAAAGGGCTGGGGCTGGGAACTGGAACTGGAACTGGTATAGGGCATCTTGATCGGTAAACGTATAACGTAGATTGGAATCACTGCATCATAATTATAGTAGATTGAAAAAACATTTCAATTTTTTTTCCATTTTTGAATGATTTTGATTTTGTAAAAATAAATTTAAAGTTGGAAATAAAATAAATAATATCATTTAACAACATATATACAAATAAACTTATTTTTACCAATGTCATATATTTTCGATAACTTATCCCGTATTGGAAACGACAACATCGATGTCAGCCAACGAAATGTTCAAAATTTAAATTTAGCAAATTACAATTTGTTGAATTACTTTGCTTCGGATTGCACAATGTCGCGTCCAATTGATTTTGCAACATCTCAGCCCAACGTGTTTTACAACGGATCGCACCAGGTGGGTATTGGCGGATGCAACATCGACACCAATTCCAAACTCACCATCGGAAGTGAAAACACTTACAATAAAGATAAACTCAGCTTGAACGAGCGCC